CGGCACCCTAGTTTCTCCGCCATCTGACGACGAGTGAGTCCGGCCGCTTCGCGCGCCGCGATCAGGCGCAGCCTCACGGCGTCCTCTTCCTTGGACCGCGATTCCCTAGTGATCTGGCTCTGCGACTTACGTCGACTAGGCGACTGCTTCTTCGTAGCCATGCTTAACAAATAGCCCCTCTATCGAAAGGCCCCGAAACCCGTCGATTGCGCGGCGCAAGATACATGCTGCCACGATTCGTTCAAGGACTATAGGCCCAAGACGTGTTTTTTACGTTAACATACGGGCGATTGTTGGCGTCGTGACACTAGCGTTTGGGCATGTCGGACGAGGCCCAACGCTCCCCAACCAGAATCCCTGAGTCCGCGGAAAGTGTTGCCGCGCGCGAATCGTGCCTTGCCGACATCCGGCAGCACTTGGAGAGCCACGGGCCACGCGATTGGAAAATTGTGCAGGCACGCCATCCGAACGTCCCCGATCGGCGGTTCTGGCGATACGTCGCGCAAGTCCGCGGGACCGGCGCCAAGGTCAAGAATTACACGCCGGACCCGGAGTCGATCCGCAATGCGATCCAGACCATGACCAAGCGGGCGGAGATCGCGGAAGCTAAAACACACATTCCGCGGCCGCCCCCGGCAATCATCGCGGCCGGCGGGATTGAGGCGCGGCGCAAGCTCGATTTTTTGGAACACCTCGACGGCATGCTCTCTGATTGCGACATGCTGCGCGAGTACTCGATGCGCGAGGATCCTGAGACCGGCAAAAAGAAAATTCACAACCCGATGTACTTTACGCAGTCGATCAAACTGCGCGCCGAGGTTCTCAATACCGCGATCTCCGCGATGAAGGCCCTTTGGGACATCCAGAGGATGCAGAATTTTTACGACGTGATCGTACACGAGGTGACCAAGCTCGACGCTTCCACTGGCCGCGCCATCATGGAGCGCCTGCAGGAGCTTGATGCACAGCGTGGCATGACAATGAACGCGACGCTATGAGTGTAGGTAAAGCCAACCTCGATCTCGGTAAGGTTCTCGCCCGGCTCGAAACCAAATTCGGGCCTGGCCTGACGGATGGGCAGAAATTCATCCCCGAGGAAATGACATTCCGTCAGTGGTGCGAGAAGCTCGCCACGGAAGGGTTGAAGGTCGACCGCAAGCCGTTCAAGTTGGACAATCGTCCGTGTATGGCATGGGTCTACGATCAATTCCCCACCACGCGTGAAGAGGCGTACGGTCTCACCCTGGTCTTGATGAAATGCGCTCAGGTGGGGTTCACCGTTCTCGAAATGCTGGCGGCCATCTATTACGGCCTGAAATTCATGCCATGCTTCGTCGGCATCTACCTGCCGGATATGAAGCTGGCCGCGGCAATCTCCACCAACCGCTTCATGCCAATCATGCGGACCACCGACGCGTACAAGTTGCTCCGCAAGGGTGACGACGGCGCACCAAAGCGCGGTGAAGGCAACGTAATGATCCGCACGATGGGCGATTCCAATTTCGGCTTCTTCTGGACATCCGGTAAAGCCATGACGGAATCGTTCCCTGTCGATGTACTGTGCTTCGATGAGGTACAGGAAATGACAATCGATGACGTAGAAAAGACAGCCGAGCGTATGTCAGGCTCAGAAATCCGCTTTCAGTTCATGGGTTCGACGGCAAACTGGCCGGACGCCGATATTCACCACTGGTACAAACTTGGCACTCGGCATTCGTTCTGGACGCTGTGCAAGTCGTGCGGTCGGCACGAACGCCTCGATGAGGCGTTCCCGGCGTGCATCAAATTCGACCCCACGATCGATGACTACCGCTATTGCTGCGTTCATTGCGGTGGGTGGATCGACGACCCGCAATGCGGGGAGTGGCGGGCGGAAGATGACGACGCCCTGATCTACCGGGGCATCAAAAGCATTTCGTTTCACCAGATGTTGTCACCGACGGTGTCGGCGCGGGAAATCCTCGACAAGTACACGCGCGCTACCAGCATGCAGAATTTCTACAATCGCGTGCTCGGCCGGCCGTACTCTGACCCGTCGCAAATTCCGATTAACCAAGAGGTGCTCAACAAGTGCGTCGCGGCCGGGGCCGCCGCAGGCGTACAGTGGCGCGACCGCGGCGTCAACACATACATGGGCATCGACCAGATGGGCCGATTCAATGTTGTACTGATTAAGGAGCGTCTTGCCGATGGTCGGCAAGCAACCATTCACGCCGAGGAGATTTACGACCCCGATCCGTTCGCGCGGTGCTCCGAATTGATGGACCGCTATGGCGTCGCGGTATGTTGTGTTGAAAAGAATCCAAATTTTAACGACGCGCACAGATTTGCCAACCGTCACCTCGGCCGCGTGTTCCTGGCTGACTACGCCGACTTGAAAGACGACATGCTTGTCTGGAAAGACGCGGTTGTTACCAAGGCGGACAGGAAAACCGAGTTCGAGGAGCGGGAGCGGTATGTCGTCACGCTCAATCAGTACAAGTGCATGCAAGTGGCTTTTGCGCGCATGCTCAATCAAACGTGTCTTTTCCCCGATCCTGACGGCCTGATGCAAGACATCATCGAAAAGGGTGAGAAGCGCCGCGTCGCAATCCTGCGCGAACGCGTGTTTCTGCATTTCACCAAGACGGCGCTCATTGTGGAGCGCAAGGTGGAGAGCGAGGGAAAAAAGAAGCCGGTCGGGATCAAGGAGTTCCGTACGCGCGTCGTGAAGGTCGGAATCGATCCTCATTTCTCGTACGCGAACATGCTCTGCGATGTGGCTTGGGCGCGCGCGTGGGGCACCACGTCTCTCACAATCCCGCAAGCTGGCTCGACCGTCGAAGAGCGCCGCGTGCAAAGCATCGAGAAGAATATGCCAGGATTGCCAATTCCTGTGCTGCAAATGCTCGACCCGCTGCCGAGAGGTGAGGTGTGCGGAGCCTGTTACTCATTTGATGCCAACGGCTCGCGTTGCCGCGACCGCGATCTGCTTGTCGGCGCGAACGACCAAGGTTGTCACCTTTTTGTCGTCAAGTCCGCGGCTTGACGATTGGGCGTTCTGCTGGTGTTCTCTTGCCCGGTGTGAAACACAACGGGGCTGTTGTGGCAAATTCAGAAGGCGTAATCGCCGGGCCTGTGGCCCCGGCGCAAGTGATCCTGCGACAGTTGCTCGATATATCTGAGCAGGTCGTCGTGAGCGGCGATGCGGAAGCGTGCGCTGATCTTGCTTCCGGCTTTATGTCGGCTGCTGCATACATTCTCGCATGCACAACCGATCCGTCCAAAGACGGCGCTATGGTTGGCACCTTTGGTCGCCTCCTCGCAGACTGCCGCAACGCGGGCGATGTTTCCGAGATCGTTGCGGACCTTCAAACCAGGGAAAACGGCAAATGAAATTCGTGGCTGAACGCGACGCGTTCTTGAAGGTTCTCAATCATGTCACCGGGGTCGTCGACAAGAAGGGCGTCATTCCAATCCTGCGAAACGTATTGCTGAATGCGTCGCCAGATGGGTTGCACGTTACGGCAACGGACCTCGACATCGAGATCATCGATAGCATCCCGGCGATGGTAGAGACTGGCGGGCGTACGACGCTGCCGGCCGCGATGCTGCACGACATCCTGAAACGGCTGCCCCCTGGCTCGCAAGTCAAGGTGAGTGCGTCGGAAAGCATGCGAACGTCCGTGGTGTCGGGCGATGCACGCTACCAGGTCGCCGGACTGCCAGCGCAAGATTTCCCTGTCATGACGTGGCCCGAGAGCGGCGTCCACATCTTTGACGTTGCTGGCGCGGACATGCGCTCGCTGATCGACAAAAGCAAGATCGCGATTTCAACCGAAGAGACACGGTACTACCTGAACGGCATCTATTTCCATGCGCCGTCCGGTGCAAACCGTTTGCGGTCAGTGGCGACGAATGGCCACGTTCTGATGCGGAGCGACATCGCGCTGCCGGACGGTGCCGCTGGCATGCCGCACGTTATCGTTCCGCGCAAGGCAGTGCTCGAACTCCGGCGTCTTATCGACTCGTACTCCGAGTACGTGACGGTGCGCGTGACGGATACGAAAATCCGTTTCGAGTTCGGGGAAACCAATCTGACATCGAAGCTGATCGACGGCACCTTTCCTGATTACGACCGGGTGATCCCGCCGCGCGGTCAGAACACGATGAACGTGGGCCGCAAGGCGCTTATCGATGCGATCGACCGCGTTGCCTTTGTCGGGGAAAATCGCAGCCCTGTCGGGTTGGGCCTGAAACGTGGCGAGCCGCTCGAACTCTCGTGCCGGCACCCGGATCACGGAGACGCCGCGGACAAGCTCACGGCATCATACGATGGCTCCCCAATCGAGGTCGGTTTCAATCCGACGTACATGCGGAACATCCTGTCGTCGCTCAATGCGGAAAACGCCACGTTCTACCTCGCGGACGCGGGAAGCCCTGCGCTGATCGAGGGCGAAGGTGACGCGGAAACGCTTGGCGTGGTCATGCCGATGAGATTGTAGCTGCTCTCCACCAGTCGTGACGGCAAGGTCAAGTCACCTCGGGGAAGCGAGTCACCTGCGTAAGTGGTGAGCCAGAAGGGGAGCAGAACCCAACCCCGATACCCACCGGGGGCAAAAGTGGGGGGACCGTCCCGGCGAGTGTGCAGGCTTGGCCGACACTCGCCGGGACAACGCTTTCCTCAAGGAAAATCGATGTCTTCGTTGAACAAGGTAATGCTGATCGGAAACCTCGGTCAGGATCCCGAGGCGCGGAAAACGCAGTCGGGCGGCACAATCGTCAATTTGAGCCTCGCCACGTCGGAGTCCTGGAAAGATAAGTCGTCAGGCGAGCGCAAAGAGAAAACCGAGTGGCACCGGGTCGTGATCTTCAATGACGGCCTCGCGGGTATCGCCGAAAAGTACCTCAAGAAAGGCTCCAAGGTTTACGTCGAAGGCCAGTTGCAGACGCGCAAGTGGACCGACAAGGACGGCGTTGATCGGTACACGACCGAGATCGTGCTGAACGGCTTTAACTCCAAGCTGGTTCTCCTCGGCGGCAAGGACAGCAACGGCGGCAGCGAAAGCGGCGGCGGCAACCGTTCGTCCGGCGCGACGCAATCGCGCACACAGCAATTCACCCCGGAGGACGACGAGATTCCGTTCTAACGAACGGTACGGAAGCGCGAGGTCACTGGTTCAAATCCAGTCGGCGGATGCAGCTATAGGCATCTGTCCGTAGCTCAGTCTGGTAGAGCAGCGCAAAGCGGAGGTCGCGGGTTCGAGTCCCGCTCCGGCCTACGGGCCGGGTAGCTCAGCCGGTAGAGCGCCGCACAAATACTCAGGGGGGAGCCAGCCACTCAAACCCGAAGCCGCATGGCGGTTAGGTGTCCCTGTAAGGGTGTGGCTGGCGAAGGGGAAGAGCGTGGCAGGGGGCCTCGCTCGCGGAACGGCTCGGTGAGGTTGATTCCTCGCCGGGCCGTTTTGTCGTGACGGCATAGTCGCGCGCATGGCTCGCAAAAAGGAAACGGCCGCTGCTACCGCGGCTCCCGGCGTTTGGTCGGTCGCATTCAGCCCGCGCGCGCCATTCACGGAACGCTACGACGCGCAAGCCGAAATCAACAAAAGTACACTTGAGTCCGCGCTCATTCCGCGCGCTGAAATTCAGCCAGTGATCGATTTCATCCAGCAAGAGATTGCAGCCGAGGCGTTCAACAAGTCGATCAACCAGGTCAAATACCCGTCGCAAAGCCGCAAGGGCGGCATGCAATCGGTGATGCTCGACGATTTCCAGATTGCGGCGCAAGGGCAGTATTGGGATCGGCCGGGCCTGCTCAATTTCGATTCGATGCGTACAATGGTGGATCAAACGCCGATCCTGAACGCCATCGTCCTGACGCGCATCCGGCAAGTGCTGCGCTTCTGCCGGCCGCAACTTGAACCGGAAGCTCCCGGCTTCGTCATTCACCACATTGACAAGAATCACGAACTCAATGCCGAGAACAAGCAGTCCATCGACCTTCTGCAAAAGTTCGTTCTGAATTGCGGGTGGGAGGACGACCCGCGCAAGCGCAAGCTCTTGAAGCGTGACACCTTCCCGCAATTCATGGCGAAGCGCATCCGCGATTCCCTCGCGATGGACGCCGCGCCAGTCGAAACACAATTCAAGTCGGACAAGTCGCTTGGCCTGGATGGCATTTACGCCGTCGACGGCGCGACCGTGCGGCTCTGCACGGAAGAGGGCTATGACGGCGACGACGAGGTGTTCGCCCTGCAAGTTATTCAGGGGAACATCCGCACGGCGTACACCCATTACGATCTGACGTACGAGGTTCGCAACCCGCGTACAGACGTGCTCGCGTGCGGATACGGCTATGGCGAAACGGAAATGCTCATCCGCGTCGTCACGCACCTCCTGAATACATTGGAGTACAACGGGTCGTATTTCACGAAGAACTCAATCCCTCGCGGCATTCTGCAGCTTGTCGGAAATTACGACAACGCCGACCTCGCGGCGTTCAAGCGCCTGTGGGTCGCGATGGTGCGCGGAATCCAGAATGTCCACAATCTGCCGATCCTGACATCGCGCGACGCCGACGCAAAGGCCAATTTCCTTGAGGTCGGCGCGCAAATGACGGAAATGGCGTTCGGCAAATGGATGAGTCTTCTCACCTCTCTCGCGTGTGCCATCTACGGGATTGCGCCGGAAGAGGTGTCGATGGAAAGTTTCACCTCCGGCCGCGCGCCACTGTCTGGCAGCGACACCGAACAGAAGATCACCTCCTCGAACGATAAAGGTCTCGAACCGCTGCTCTCGCATTTCGCGTGCGAGTACACCGATTTCTTCATCCGTCCGTTCTCGCCGCAATACTCGCTCAGGTTCGTTGGCCTCGACGGTGAGGACGCGGACAAGCGGTTTGAAATGCGGAAGCTGACGCAAACATGGAATGAGGCACGGCGTCGGCAGGGCGATGAGGAGGTCGACGACGTGATGGGCGATTGCCCGCTCAATCCGGCGCTTATCTCTCCATGGCTGCAATTCAAGCAGCAAGAAATGCAAGCGCAGCAAGCGGACTTTGGAATGCCGGACGACGGCAATCCGGGCGAGCCGTTGCAGGGTGATCAGCCTGGCGGACCGCCCGCGCCCGGACAGGATCAAGGTGAGCCGGGGCAAGAACAAGGGGGCAATCCAGAGAAGCGCGAGGGCGATTTCGGCCAGTCGGACGACAGTTTCGCCAAGGCCATTGATCCGTCGCGCTTCGGGTTGAAGCCGATTTATGCGCTCGGCAAATAACATCAATAAACTCGGTAAGCCCGGCGCGAAGCGGGAAACCGAGGAGGAGTTGCCGACTCCCGACGTGGAGCGCGGCGATGAGGTGTACTTTCGCCATCCGAAGCATGGGCCTGTGCATGGCAAGGTTATGGCGCACGGCCGCGACGGATGCGTGATTGATTGCGCGCACGACCAGAAGCGATACCGGGTGCGATGGGAGCAAGTTCTCGGTCATCGCGTGAAGGTGCAACAAGGGTACACTATCGTCGATCAGGGCGAGGACGGCTTCATCGCCGCGGATCCGAGCGGACGGCGGCGCTATATCGAGGATCCTGACCCCGACGTTTACAGCGGCGAAGAGGGGCCGGTCCGCAAGTCGATCGCGCCGATTGCGCTGGTGTTCGGCACCGTGCCCATCGACGTTATCAAGGCCATCAAAAACCGGCCCGGCCTGTCGTTGCAGGATGTCACCGACAAGCAAGGCCATCAAACAAAGCGATGGAAGCGCACGACTCCGAAGGTCAAAGCGCCAGAGCGCGAGGCGAGGCCGGAGAAGGCGAAGCCGCAGCAAAAGACGCCGGCAAAGATTGGCGACTCCGTGCAATTCAAAATTGGTGAGACCGCTGGCTCTGGCGAGGTAACCGATGTCGGCCAGGATGGCGCTACCGTTCGCGATGCCTCCGGCAAGAAGCATGAGGTGTACTGGAACGAATTGCAGCGCGGCCCGGTGAAGAAGCCGGCAGGTAACGCAAAGCCGGATAACAATAGCTCAAAGCAACACGCGGGCGCGAGCAAGGCCCCGCCGAAACCTCCGGCCTATCCGCCGCGACTGCATGGCGAGGACGACAAGGCGTACAGCAAGCGCGTCAAAGGCGTGCTTCCCGCGCCGGAGTCCATGCCGGAAGAGCACGAGCGGTTCTTCAAGATGGACGGCGGCACGAGCATCATTGCGCTCGACAAGCTGCGCTCCTCAAAAACCGACGAAGAGAACAAGCACGGAGGGGAAAACGCGCCGAAGCTGATGATGGCGTCGTACCACGGCAAGATTGCCAGGCGCGCACCCATCAAGGTCACCCCGAACGCCGACGGCACCTATACCATCATCGACGGTAACCGCACATACACCGCGGCGAAGCGGTACGGTTGGAAAGAGTTGCCAACCGTGGTGGTCCAGCCTCATGCCACTAAGGATGCGCTCTATAAGGCGTCAAAGCCCGCGCTCGAACACCTCACCAAATGGCTCGCCAGTCCCAAGGGGGTCTGCACTCAGCTTGGCATTCGCCGGATGAACAAATCCCCGGAAGATGTCTCGCCAGAGGAGTGGAATACTCCGGGAAGCATGCTCTTCATCGCGCCCCTCAAAAAAGAGGATCGCGCAACGCAAAAGGTGAACACCGATTACAAGGGCGACTGGTCCCGGCTGATGGACACAGTGCGCTGCACGATTGCGGTCGACAGTCTCGAAGAGGTGTATCACACCATCGAGCGGTTGAAGAAAAATGGCATGGTGCTCGCCAAGCCGTTCAAGGACCGCTTTCAGAAGCCAACCAAGGCGGGGTACAGCGACATTCAGATGTTCGCGCGCATGGAAAACGGCGTGATCGCCGAAATCCAGGTGAACGTGAAATCCATGGTGCAGACCAAGCACGAGGCGCACAAGTTCTACGAGATTGAGCGCGATTTGGAGGCAAAGTACGGCAAGGACCACGATGACAAACCGTGGCCCGCCGATGCGGAGGCGGAATACCAGCGGGTTGTTGACGTTCAGCAACGAATGTATCGCGAAGCAAGGGCAAAATATGAGAAGGCCCACTTGTAGCGGCACCGCCGCATGGGTATATCTGTGGTGAGGAGGTCAACATGAAATTTCTCTACTACGAAAAAGACGGCGCGACCTTCCGCCAGCCCGAAGGGGCCAGAGGCGTGAGCCACGTCAAGGTGGACGGCGAGTGGCACGAATACACTGGTGATCGCATCGCCCCGATCAAATTCGGCGACCAGATTACCGCCAAAGAGGCGGGCGAGGCGGCTGACACGGAAGCACTCACCGAACAAAGGCACGCCGCCGAATAGGTCGTGATCCTACCATTGCGCGATGCTCTTCGATGTCTGCGATGAGCACGCGCATTGCGTGCTCGATGCCTTCTACAAGGCTGAAAGTGAAGACGGCTCCGACATCTGGCGGCCGCACGAAAACCCTTACATTCGACGCATTGTAGAACTCTTCACAGAGCGCGGTCTTGCTCGCATCGCAAGCGTTCGCGCTGAATTGGGTTCGTGGCTGTCCGGGTCAAAGCACAAGCACACCCACGAACGGCCGCCGCGCCCGGTTGGGGCAATGGCTCGATGGTCGGAAGCGGAGATCGCGCTTACCAAGCTCTATCTGGAGTCGCTGCATCCCGACACTTTCACCTATGACGATTGGGCGCTCCTGATCGATTACCTTGTGCAGCGGTACCTCCCTCTCGATGATCTGCGAACGGAAGCGGAGTGGCTTGCGACCCGCGCAATCATTTTGGGCCGGATGGCCGCGGCGCGCCAGGCGCGCGATATTTCGACGGCCGCCGTCGACAACGCGCTCGTTGCAATGCCGCCGACGATCGAGGCCGCTGACGCGCTGTTCGGCCTCACGCCGCACCAACGCGCCATCATGGAGTATGGCAACGCGCATGCCGCTGAGAACGTGGTCGCGCTCACGGACGCGCAGCGTCACCGGCTGCGCCGCAACATCATGGATTATCTCGAACAGGCGCGCATGCAAACGCCGGGCGCGCGGGAGTCGCTCGAAACCCGGCTCGGCGATGTGTTCGCCGACTGGAACCGCGACTGGCGTCGTATCGCCCTGACCGAGACCGGCGAATTGGCGAACCAAGGTCTGATCGCGTCCCTCACTCCCGGACGGAAAGTGAAGCGCATCGAAAAGTACCAAGGGGCATGCTCATTCTGCCGCTCGATCAACGGCAAGATTTTCGAGGTTGTCGCGCCTGACGCGCCGGACAAGGATGGCGACACGCAAGTGTGGCCGGGCAAAACGAACGTCGGCCGCTCGGCGTCGGCGCGGAAAAAAACTCAAGATGGCCTCGTTGATCGCGAGCCGCACGAATTGTGGTGGCCGGCGGCCGGGGTGATGCACCCGAATTGCCGCGGCCGATGGGTGCCAGTGGAAGAGCCAGAGCGCCGCGGCGATCCCGCATTCCTCAAATGGATGGATGAACAGTTGGGTCCGGGCTGACGTGATCGTAATGGTGGGGCCAATGAAAACCGTCGTAGTCATCGCGAAATCGCTGGTCGCGCCATATATCCGTTCCGGCCGAATGGTGCTCGGTTACGAGAATCACAAAAGCAAAAAGATGCACGTCATGGAATCTGACGGTTCCATGAGTGAGAAGCGCGTTGTTGTTGCGTTCAAGCGCGGCAAGAAGCCTGACAGCAAGCAGGAAGACTTGTTCGCCTTTCGGCGTGAGCCGGAACCGTGCCCAAGGTGTGGGAATATGTACGACCATCGCTACCCATGCACAGATGCCGCACTGCCGCCCCCGTCGCGCTTCGGCTCTAGTGGTGTCGAAGGTCTGCATAAACGAATCGAGGGTCTGTCGAAGAAGGCGAAATCCGCTCTCGATGTCATGCTGGCTGGCGGCTACTACAAAGAAATGTTGGAACCAGGTTATCACGGTGGCGAGAAATGGAAACACCGCCTCCGCGGCCCCACTGGCGGAGTCATGCGCGGCTACGGTTTCAAAACGTACCACGAACTCTCCGAGGTGCCGGGCCTTTTCGATCACGTTCCATCACGCAATACCTCGGTGAGCAGAGAGCACCCGCTGCACCCTGACGCTAAGCGCGCCATCGAAGAGTATCGGCGTGACGCGAAGATGCGCTGACATCTTAGGGTAAAGGGAAAATGGATCAGTCGGCTCCGGGCATTGCCCAAGGCATCAATCGCAGCTTCCACGATAACGGCGATGGCACCTTCTCCGAGAAGGTATCCCTCGGCCCTGGCGTAGCGCAATATCATAGTCCGCGCGGCACCCTCGTCCAGACGAATACGACGGAAGAGGCGTTGTTCTCGGACGATTTTGGCGGCAGCGCCATCGATCCCACTAAGTGGGATGTGCTTGACGGCGGCCTCGGCGCGAATGTGAACCTTGGATACGGCATTCTGGCGCAAGCTGCCATCGGCTCTGGCGTCACGGGCATGACGGATGCGGTGTCGAACAGCGGCCTCGCAGTCTCTATGAATACGACCGCGAGTGCCGAGCGGTGGTATCTGTCAAAGCAGGCGTTCGCCGGCAAGGAGGACATCCTTGTCATTTTGTCGAAATCGCAGGCGCTTGCTGCCAATTCTATCTTCGTTGGCCTTGTTGAGGTCGACCCGGCAACTTTGGTTCCGCTGCTCAATCCAAATCTGGCAGGTGATTTCACCAATCGCGGCGGCGTACAGTTCGGCGGCACCACCACCACTACTGCCTATCATTGCGAGGCCGTTGCCGACAGTTCTAGCTCCGTAGCCTCGGGCGTTACCGGCGTTGCTTCCGCATGGACCGCGGCGCAGGAATGCTTGATCGAGATCGACAGCCGAGACATCACCGCGCAGACCGCGGCGGTCGACGCGCTCGCTGGCAAACTGGCTGGCGGCTCGCGCGTCTCGACGCAGTGCCCGAATGATCAAAAGCTCTACAAGCTCTTGATCCGCTTCTTGAACAGCGGCGCTCCGGCGTCGAACACGACGGTCACCATCCAGCGCATTATCGTGATCGACAACTATGAACAACGCGTACAAGTTTCGACTGCCGAAGGGGACAACAATCTTAGCAAGGCTTTGGCTGTCAATCTTGTTGGTGCGAACATCTTGGCGACAACGACAATGGGGTCTGTTACATTGGGTCCCATTGCGAGCGCCGCCGCGCCGCTCACGATTTTTCGTTTGACGGCTGCGGCATCGACAAACGGTACGTTGGTCAAAGCAGCCCGCGGCACGATCTGTGGCGGCTATTTGCGTAACCGCGCCGCCTACGAAATCTATTTCAAGTTCTACAACAAAAGCACGGCACCGACAGTTGGTACCGATACCCCTGTACTGACAATTGGGCTTGCGCCAGGGACGCAAGTGGGGATGGCGGACATCGCCGGGGCCGCCGCCTTTCAGCTTGGCGTAACAGGCATTGGCATTGGCATCACGAAGGCGTATGCCGACTCGGATACGACCGCGGTAGCTGCCGGTGATGGAGACATTCAACTGATCTACGTCTAATCGTCGTGACGGTAGCGTTTCGGCATGCTCGAAACGCTCCGCCGCGCTTTCACGCGCCCCGCCCTCGCCATTGCGGCATGTTTTCTTGCGTCGGCCGCCGTCGCGCAAATTCAGCCGCAATACGTTATCCCATCGATCGCGGCATTCCGAACGCACAATTATAACGAGACGCCGCTCGTCAACATTGCTGGCGTCTATTACGCCTATTACGGCGCGGGCTGTGTCGACGACGGCGTGAACTGCATTCATGACGCTGGCAACAACGCTTATGTGATGCGGCCGTCCAGCGTGAACCCGCCGAGCGCGAGCACGCGTGGCGGCGTTTACGCGCAATCCGCGCCTCCGGGCCAAGTTGTCACCGGAGTGAACAGCGATGGTACGCTCGCCTTCGCGCCTCAGACCGCTGCGCCTCCATCCCCTCCGGGCACAACGACCCTTGGTGGCGTGTTCCTTCAATCGGCCCCTCCAAACGAGTTCGTTACCGGCATCAATGGCGATGGCTCCTTGGCGTGGGCGCAGCCAAACATCGCCGGTCTCGGCGGCCTGCTTGGGTGTGGACAGATTCCGACGTTGCTTGGCGATGTCACAAATTCGGGATGCACTGTTCGTGTCGGCTCCCTGAATAGCGGTGCGGTCAACCTCTCGGCCATCACCGGAGCGCAGGGCAATGGTCCGAAGATTCAGCTTGGTAGCGGCACGCCTACGTCCGGCGACCTCTCCAAGTACGACGCAAGCGGCAACGTCGTTGACAGTGGGATCGCGGCGTCTTTCGTCGCGAACATCGACTCCATCCTCTCGGGCGTCACTGGCGCACAGGGCAATGGCAGCAAGGTTCAGCTTGCCACTGGCACGACCACGACCGGAGACGTTCCAAAGTACGACGCGAACGGCAACGTCGTCGATTCGACTGTTGCTCTCTCCGCACTCGCGCCACTCAATTCGCCGTCATTCACGGGCGCGATTGCGATGCCGGACGGCTCGACATGGAGTTCGGCGAGCGGCCTCACCATGGTCGGCGGCCTGACCGTCCCGACAACCGCTGTCGGAAATCTGTACCTCGACGGCACTGGCGCGCTGCACGTCAAGAACTCGAACGGCGATTTCGCTGGTATTGGTGCCAAGGCGTCCGGCGACACCTCTCGGTCGTGGTTCACCAATCCGTTCGGAAGCTGGATCACGGAGTCTGTGTCCGGTGGCTTGCCGAACATGGTTTGCGACCGCCAGGATTACTACACTGGCGGGTCCGGTGTTCTCGATGAGTGTCTCTGGTCGACGATCACCGTGGGAAAGGGTGTAACCGTCAAGCCGAACGGCTATGTCGCGACTGGCACTACCGGACCGTTCGGAATTACTGCGAACGTGAACATTGCTGTCGGTCAGGCGGTGTACGGCCCCGGCATTCCCAACGGTGACACCGTGGCGGCCTACACTACGGGCCAACTCACCCTTACGCTCGCGACGATTGCGCCGCTCTACTCGAACGAGCCGATCAACATCATCAACGCGAGCAACAGCACGCCGCAGTCGTCCTCTATCGCGAACCAAGGAACGTGCCAGGTTTACACCACCCAAACCTCCTCGGCTCAGACCTGTAACGGCGCAAATGGCTACGTGTTTAAGAACGCGCCGAGCACGGCCATTATCGAGGGTGGCAATATCCTGTGCAACGATCAGACCGGGCTTCCCTCTCTTACAGCCGGCGCGTGCGTCGGCGTCGAAGAGGACGTTGTTGCCGAAGATCAGGATACCGGCCTGAGCCGCCTTGTCGAAGACCTCATCGTCGCCGAGGGTGGCCCGAGCGCGAACCCGGCGTCGTTTGGGTACATTGTAAGGATGAGGCCGGGCGGCGCGAACGCGCAATATGTCGGCCAGAACCCGGCGCACATCATCAACGGAATCATCGCCGCCACGATGTCTCCAATTCCGGGGGTCACTGCCGCTGGCGGAGAGTTCGGCTATTTCGATGAAGCCTTCAAGTGCGATGGCGGCGAAACCATCGGCTGCTTTGACGCCGTTGCTGGCTCGCTGACGTACTCGCCATCGGTCTCCGCGCCGTCCGGCCAATCGTACATGCTCTTCACGCTCGGCAAGAATATCAATACCGGGCAGACTGTAACCGGCGTGGCCGGAATCCCGACTGGTGAGACGGTTGCCTCCGTCTATCAGTGCGACGCGTCGCATCAGCGATCCGAGTGCGGCTCAATCACGGGTTCAACCCTTGTGAACCTGACGCTCCCGCTCACCGGCACGGTGTCAAGCTCCGCCAGTGTCGTGTTCGGGGGCAGCTTTGTCGATGGCTCAAGGTTCTCCGGAAACTTTACCGACGCCTTCGTGAATTGGACCAATCAGTTTGGCACTGGCGTCATCAAGGCCGGTAGCGCCCTTACCAGCGGGACAATGTTGGACGTACAGGGCCTTGGCGAGGACTCGACGAGCACAGTGGTTGATTACGGTGACTTGTCCGTAAAGTCCACGTCGAACACGCATGGCAGCATTGTGGGGAGCATCAACCTCGCGCCGGCAGGTAACGGGACGGTGACGCTCGGCAGCCAAAATCTCCCAACGGCCAAGAGTGGGGCGTTGTTGCAGGGTGCAAGCCAGGCAGGGTCTCCATCGCGGGTGGAAATGGACGCCTATGCCGCGACCGCATTTTTTAGCGGCACGCGGGCTGACGGTACGGTTGCATCCCCAACGGCCGTTCAATCTGGCGACTTGCTTGCTGACATCAACGGTGCCGGTCAATACGACACAACGACGGGTCACACGGGACTCGCGGCCGCTCTGCATCTGTACGCAGAGGGAGCTTTTAGCTCGACCAGTTGGCCGGGCGAAGCGTGTCTTGCCACTGTACCATCCGGGTCTACGACCATTGCCGATGGCCTCTGCCAACACAACGATGGCGGTGTAACGGTTGGCTCGCCTACGGGCGGCGATAAAGGCGCGGGATCCATCAACGCGCAGGCCATTTACGTCCAGGGCGTTGCCGTTGGGACTGGCGGCGGCGGAAGCGGTACAGTAACCACTACCGGCACTCCCGCCTCTGGCGAGCTTGCAGCGTTCTCGGGTGCAAGCTCGATCACGAACGGAAACCTCTCTGGCGACTGCTCGACCGCCAACACACTCGCTGTAACGTGCTCGCCGCTGTTGCACCTTTCGGGCGGCACCATGACGGGAACGGTTACGTTCGCGGATGGCGGTTCGTGGGGTTCGTCAGGGTTTACGCTCGGCGCATCTTCTTCCTTCAATAATAAGTCCGTCACTGGCGCGAACGTCATTCAGGCTCAGGCGGCGCACGGGCCTACCTTCGACGGCGCTGTTGGGATGTCGTCGACCCAAGCGACCTTCTTCCCTGACCGCACTGACGTTCATGCCGGAATCTGTGGCGATACGCCGGGCGACATTTCGCTGTGCGCCGATAACGCGGGGGCAACACTCGAAATCCTGCGCGTCAAGTCGACTGGCATGGTTCTCGAATCCGGCACATTCACTGGCACGGATTCGGGTACGTGGGGGTCTGGCGGCATCAACGGCTCGATCATTGGGGGCACCACGCCCGCGGCTGGCTCATTCACAAGCCTGTCTGCGTCGGGCACCGTGTCCGGGTCAGGCTTCTCGTCCTACCTTGCGTCACCGCCTGCGATTGGTGGCGCGGCGGCGGCGGCCGGCACGTTCACCACGTTGACTCACACCGGGCACGAAATTGAGGGCGGCACCGCGCAAGCGTGCAGCAACGTCACGTTCGGTACATCGGCGGGAACGTCGCCGACGTGCAATTCCGTCACTGGCGACGACCAGGCGTTCAATATCAATTTCACCGAGGGTTCGAGTCCGGTTGCCTCGTCAACGATCTTCACGCTGGCCTTCAACAACGGTACGTTCAGCACTGCGCCGGTTTGCGTCTTTGCTGCCGTTGGTGGGAACACGGCAACCGCGATTTCAAAGTTCGACGTGTCGTCCACCACGACCGGAGTTTCAATCAGCAACACATCGTCGGCGCTCACGGCGTCCATCGTTTACAATCTGAACGTCATCTGCCGGTAAAACAGTCAGGCTGTCGGCAGGGGGGTGGCGTAAATGGGACGCTCAATCGAAAAGGAAAGTGCCACGCAATGAGGTCGTTTCTTGCATTTGTTGTGCTCGCATCGCTGGCCGTGCCAGCCCTGGCCGACGCTCCTACGACGCCGCCTCCTCCGCCCACACTGACGGTTACCCTGCCAGTGCAGGATTGGGTTGGCGTCGTTCGCTCGGTCCAGAACAGCACGGCGCTGTCGGCCCGCGACGCCAACGAAATTGTCGGGGAAATCAATCGGCAGTACGCCGCATCGCAGAAGCCAGCCCCGAAAAAGTAAGAAGAACGGTAAGGCTATCGGCATGACGTGACGGGATAGTCGCGTCATGCTGATCGTCCTGAAAGCCGAGCAGATCGGCCTCTTTGAAAAACTCGTCCCAATCGCCGGTTCCACCACGCGAGAGGGCGTCGTTCGCAAGCCCACGTTCGGCATTCGTCGCGTGCGCCCGCAAGAGCCAGCGAAGCCGAAGCCGGTAGCAAAGCCCGAGCCAGCGCCGGAGAAGCGCGCAAAGAAAGAGGAGCCGGACCTGTTCTCGCGTCCGGCCGCCGCCGCGCCGGAGAAGAAAGAGCCAAAGCGCAAAATTCCAGAGCGCCCGAAGAATCCGCACAACGGCAAGCCAGTTACGGCCGAGCCTCTCCAATCCGAACTCGCGCTCATTGAGCAACTTGGCAAGGATGGCGACAAGGAGTCGCTCAAGGAGGCGATCGAGGCGCACGAAAACCCGCCGCGGCCGGGAATGATCGGTAATTCGTCGGCGTCTCCTGTCGCGGCCAAGTACGCGCGCGATGTTCTCGCTGCCATCGATTTCAACGAACCGTTTAATCCTGCGGACGTGCCAGCGTGGGGCGTGCCCGCTGGCACGACAGAATCGAAGCGACGCGAGATCAATGACAAGTGCATCGGGATCCTGCGAAACCATCAAGAGTTCACCGCGCAAGTTCGTCGGCAGTTGTCGCAGTACAGCGGCAACGGTGGCTGCGGTGACAGCCTCAACGAGTTCTACACCGATCCAAAGGTCGCGGCCGCGGCCTGGTACGTGCTTCGCAATGCGGGCCTTCCCGAGGGCGCGGAAATCTTGGAGCCGAGTTGTGCGACGGGAGTGTTCTTGGCGACGAAGCCAGCCGGCGTGCATGCCGTTGGTGTCGAAATTGATCCGGTCAGTTCTGAAATCGCGGCCATTCTGCACCCGAGCGATGAAATCCAGAGCGAGAGCCTTGAAGATTTCGCGATCCGCGACACGCGACAATTCGATGCGGTAATTGGCAACGCGCCGTTCGGCCTCCGTGGCGCTTTGATCAAAGAGGACAAACCGAACCTTCCGAATGCGGAAGGGTACTTTCTGGACACCGCCATCGATAAGACCAAGCCGGGAGGCATGGTCGCGATGATCGTTCCGACCGGCGTCCTCGACGGCAAGAACAATCGTGCCCTGCGCGAGCGGCTCCTCCGCAAAGCCGATTTCGTCGGCGCGATCCGCATGCCGAACACGGCGTTCAAGCACTCACACACGCAAGTCGTCACAGACCTCGTGTTCTTCAAAAAGCGTCCAGAGGACGTGGCACAGGCGCTCATGGTGGTGCCGCGGGACGTGCTGCAAAAGCTCGGCGTGTGGGACGACGAGTATCTGTCCGGTTCATATTTCTATGGCCGCGGCGCAAAGAACATCCTTGGCACCATGACCGAGGGCTGGCGCGCGAAAGCCGGGATGGGCAACGACATCACCGTTGAAGGCTCCATGGACGGCGTGCCGGAAGCAATCGCGGCGTTCAAACCGGAGACGCCAGGCTATCGCGATTTCAGCCTCGTCGACATCCTGAACGCCGTTGGCGGCGATGAAAAGATGCAGGCCAAGGTGAAGGCCGCGAGCCTGCGACGCCCGTACGACCACGCTGAGCGAGGCGATACCAAGGTTGTCGATGGCGTCACGTACATCTTGGAGGGCAACCCGCTCCGCTGGCACCGCCTCGATGAGGTGATGCAGTCGCAAGGCATTACCTCGGCACAGGAACTCGCGCCGCTCATCGAATTGGCGATGCAGGGTAAAGAGGTGCCGGACCTCGCCGCCCGCGTGAAAGCCTACGTCGAACAGTACGGCGTGCCGTCGAAAAATCCGAACCTTATGATTGCTGCACAGTCGGACAAGCAGCTTTTCCGGCTCATCGGCGCTGTGAAGCCGGATGGCACGCTTTCGGATACCGTGCTCGGTGTAAAGCCGCGCGAGTTGGAATCCACATTCGATGCAGCCGCGCAGCACCTTGCGGTAAAGTTCGGCACTTTCACCCCGGAACAAGTAGCGGCCTCGTGGTCTGGCGGCGACGCCGAACAGGCGCTTGACCACCTCTACGCGTCGCAGAACTTTGCGATGAATCCTGACGGTACGTGGACCACGATGGACACGTACCTTACCGGAAACCTCTGGCCGAAATTCGACCTGATCACGGCCGCGCTGGCTGGCACGGAACTCAAACCGGAAGATCGCGCGAAGCTCGAAAAGCAGAAGAGCGCGCTCGAAGCTGCTATCGACCCGCGCGGGCTTGATGATGTCGATTTCACGCTGGCGAGCGGCTTCATTCCGCTCAATATCGTCGCGGCATTCTTCAACGAGCGGCGAGCCGAGAAGATCGCGAACGGCGACTCGTGGCGCGCGGACCGGCCGCCGCTCACGCTGAAATTCGAGAAGGGAATCTTCCTCGTCAACGGCGGCGATTTCAATTCTGATCTTCTGGACAAATACCTGAACCGCCGCGGCGTGAAGCAGGAGGATTGGCCGAAGGTCAACAAGTGGAATGAGGAGTTCCACGCGTGGCTCTGCGGCTCGAAATACCGCGATGAGGTGGAGAACCTCTACAATCGCAAATTCCGCGGCTGGCGCAACAAGGTTCACTCCCAAGAGCCGATTGAGATTCCCGGCCTGTCCGACGACCGCAAGCTGAACGGATACCAGTACGAAGGCGTGCGGTGGGCGCTTGACGCGCAGAAGGGTATCATCGCCGCGGACGTTGGCCTCGGCAAGACTCCGCGCGGCTTGATCATTGTACGGCTCGCGAAAGCCTCTGGCATTGCGAAGCGTCCGATTATCAGCGTGCCAAAGTCGGTTCTCGCAAACTGGCTGGCAGAAGCGCAAGCGTGGTTCCCTGGCTGTTCGGTCATGACCATCGGCTCGACGTTCTCGCGCGACGCAAGCGGGAAGCTGGTAGGCAAGGACGACTCGGCCGCGGAGCGGAACCGCAAATGGCACGACATCACACAGAACGATTATGATTTCATCATTGTCAGCCGCGAATCGTTGAATGACGTCGACCTCGATCCTGCGATCAAGGCACAGTACGCGGCGGAAGATTTTTGGGCGCAGCGCAAGGCGTCGCTGAACGCCGAAAAAGAAGAGGCATTGCAGCGCCGCGCCGACCACGGCGATTGGGAAGCGCGTACCAAGCTCGAAAAGAAGATGGAAGAGCAGCACGCGCAATCTGTCGCGAAGCGCGATTTCCAGAGGCGTACGGACGCAATCTATTTCAACGAACTCGGCGTCGACATGCTTATGGTCGACGAAGCGCATGCGTATAAAAACCTCTTCGAGGCTCGCGATAGGTTCGGCCAATCGCCACTGTTCCTTGGCGGCTCCGGGCTGTCCAAGCGCGCGCTCGACATGGATTTCAAGGCCAAGTGGGTGCGCTCGCAGCAAGGTGGTAACAATGTCTATCTCCTGACCGCGACGCCGACGAAAAACAGCCCGCTCGAAGTCTACTCGATGTTGCACCATGTAGCGCCGGAAGCATTCGAGAAAATTGGCATCCGCAACAGCGAAGAGTTCCTCGACCGCTTCTGCGAGTTCCGCGAGGAAAACGTGCTCGGGATTGACGGCGGAATCTATCGCCGTCTTGTCACGGTTGGCTTCAAGAATATGGATGAGTTGCGCGACATCATGCGCCAGTACATCGACCGCAAGACGGCGGAAGATGTCGGGCTGGTGTTGCCGAAGCGCGATGAGCGCATGCACCTCGTCGACATGACGCCACAACAGCAAGCGGTTTACGAACAGTTGCGCGAAGAGGCGCGCGAAGCGGCTGGCAAGCGGGACGCGAAAGGCGAGGAGCACATCTTCTCCGTCATTCGCCGCATGATGAACGCGGCGATGGACCTCGAAATGTATGACGGGGAGAAATACAAGGGCGCGATCTCTCCCAAGTACGACGCCGCGGTGACAGAAATCGTCAATGGTGCAAAGGATGGCGGCCAGGTGGTCTTTGCGGAAGACCTCGCGGTTCACGACAAGCTGCGCGATGCACTGATCAAGGGCGGCATTCCGGCAGAACAGATTGCGATTATCAACGCGCAAGTCGCGCCATCTGCGGCCAAGCGGCAGAACATTTGCGACGATTTCAACGCGGGCAAGATCAAGGTCGTCATCGGCAACACTCCTACGATGGGCGAGGGCGTCAACCTCCAAAAGGGCACAACGGACATCCACCACATGGACTTGCCATGGACGCCGGCAGCGATTCAGCAACGCAACGGCCGCGGTCTTCGTCAAGGCAACCTCAAGGAGGCGGTCCGCATCCACACCTATCTCGCGAAGGGCAGCTTCGACGGCTATTACTACCAGACCGTTTCGGCCAAGAAAGATTGGCAGGACATGCTCTGGAACGGTGGCGACCGCATCGAGAACCTCGAACGCGGCAAGCCTTCCCGCGACGAAATGATGATCATGCTCGCGACCAATCCTGATGAGGCGCGCGCACGGTTCGAGTCCGATAAGACGGCCGCGCTTCAACGGTACGAGGCCGAGCAACGCGAAAACGCTGCGGCCGAGTTCGTGAAGCTGCAAAAGAAGAAGCAGAGCTACGCGGCGCTCAAAAACAAGGACACGATCAGCGCCAAGAAGCTGGCGGTCCAGATCGATCGCACCCGAGAGTCGCTGCAAAACAACCCGCATTTCACCGCGAAGCACGCCCTCGACGCGACCACTCCCGTCATTGTGCATCCGCATACTGGCGCTGCCTTGGAGCGTGGCGTCGGCTTCGAGATTCCCGAAGGGCATGACGCCGCTGGCAAGTGGGTGATCAAGGTCGTCCATCCAGGAGACTCGGAGTCGCCGGTCATTGCGCGGCCGTACGGCGACACGGGGAACTCGATTCCGTTCGAGCTGGCTACACTCGCTCATGCCAAAACCTTCCACTACAACGAAGAGGAAGAGAAAAAGGAGTTCGAGCGCAAGGCTGCTGCCGAGGCGGAGAACGAGGTCGACGAGGCCGCCACGATGGAAGAGGTCAGCCGTCTCCCTGAGTCGGTCGTGGAGAAGCACTATGACTCTCTGCAAGCGCGCCTGAAAGAGGGCCTGAAAGCGTACCGTTGGAGCGCGAACAAACTGCCTCTGGTGCCGAAAGGCGGCGGCGCGGCCGTTATCGCGAACGGCTATGAGGCGAAGGAAATGCTCGACACGCATGATTTCATGCTGCCGAGCGAAGCGAACAAGAAAGCGGCCATTGCTGCGTTCATCGCCGATGAGCGCGCCAAGGATTTCGCGGTTGAGTCGACGCCGGACTATGGACGGCGCGGCAAGCGCGGCCGTAACGAGACGCCGCGGCTCAAAGCCAAGTATCCTGGCGAGTACGGCGCGTCGTCCAACCGCTGGCTTGACGCTGGCCGGGCGGTGTTCGGCTCGACATTCGAGAAAGAGGCGGAGTCGCAATTTGAGGCCGCGCAGAATGCGGCCGCGCGCCATGCCAAGTCACTGCCGGAAGCAATCTCGGCCGTGGTCCCCACCGTTGAGGTTGGGTACGACGGCGTTCCGCGATGGAGCAAGAAAGGTCTCGCCATCCTGTGGGCGCACGCGAAGCGCGAGGGCAAGCTCGACGCGCCGCTGGCGAGCGTGATTCCACAGCGCGGCGGCACGGGGTGGGCCTCGACGCAGCCGAAATATCCGGCACAGATGTTCTCCGGCTCGTTCCATGAAAAGTCGTACAGCTATTATGGCGGAAGCTGGTCATATAACACCCGCATCAAGCAGGGTGAAAAAATGACGGTGCGCGAGGCGCTTTCGATGCTGTCGCACTCGGCCGGGCACCACGATTTGTCCGCGGCCATGCTGGCGTCCAGTAACGATCCGCAAGAGGCGGTTCGTACGCTGCTCTCGATGCCGCCGACGCCCAAAGTGCTGTCTGCCATCGCACACCTCGCGGCGAAGCATCCCGAGATCGCGCGTGCGCGCGTTGGCTCGATCTACGAGAACATGAAACATGAAAATGCCGACAGGGCGGCCATGACGGTCAAAGAGTACGCCGAGTCGGACGCGACGGACGAAGAAGATGGAAACGACAACGAATCCGATGAACGACTCGCCGCCTGAGCCGATTGACGCGCGCGAGTTTGCGAAGAACGTCCGCGAACTCCTCTCTGAGGATCCGCAACGCTATCGTCTGTTCGGCCAATACTGGTTTTTCGTCAAGCGGCTGCTCAAGCGGTTCTACGATGAGCATCAAATGCCGATCCTGCGGGATTTCGACGATCCGTCCGTGAGCGCGCGCATCCCTGCGGAAATCAGCGCGTCCGGTGAAAGTATGCTTAGGGCTGCGGCCACTGAGTACCTCCAAAACGCGACGTTCAACATGGGTCGCAACGATGTGACGGACTCGGATGGCGATTGGTTCATGCTGCTCGATCCAGACATTGACGGCTGACGCGTGACGGTACGTTGACCGCATGACGCGGCCAGTTGTGTTCGTTTTCAAGGCGCTCGCTCCGGGCGAGCGGTGGATTACTGTGCATCCGCACGGCCCGGACACAAAGGGTCAGCCTGTCCTTATCCAGAATCAACCTGACGGTTCCGCAAAAGTTATCGGCGGCGCGGGAGGCGCGTTGAACCACCTCCGGCTGACTGGCGTCCGCAAGGAGTCGGACCTCAAAGAGACAATCAAGCAGCGCGCGGCCGCTCGGCGGGAGGCACGCAAGAAGCAGCGCGACCGCGACCGCGAACTTGGCCTGCAGGATGCAAAAGCAGAGGCGCATCGAAAGGTACAGGAACAACGGCGCAAGGCTCAGAGTGAGTTCGTGGAGGGTGTCGCGAGCGCGATGGGCTGGCGGCCCGAGCAATGGCAGTTTGACGAGTCCAAGGTCGCCGGCAAAGACCCGGCGCTGATCGACAAGCTGCGCGTAGCGCACGAACTCGAAATGGTCAAAAAGGCCAAAGGGGCTGTCAACCTGAATCGCGAGCGGATGCTTGGTGACGCCGATGTGCGCGCGGAAGCAGACCTTGGTGAAATTCCACTCCTCTCCGACAGCCCTGAACAGCTTGCCGTCGATGATCTCGACCCGGTACGGCCGCACAACCCGCTCGGATTCGCGCCAGAATATCGCGAGCGCGCTGAGCACGCGGGCCTCACGCCGGAGTCGCTCGCGGCCGAAGCGGCCGCGTCGAAAAAAGAACTCACGCCGGAGCAACGCAAGGCGGCCATCGCGCGCGGTGAAACTGCGAAGCTGGTCAAGGGCAACCTTGAAGCCATCCGTGAGGGCCAGGATGAGAAGCTCGCGCCGAAGCTCGTCGACGCGAAGCGCGCGCTCGAACTCCTGAAACTGGAAAAGAAGCTCAAGCTCGCCGAGCAAAAGGCGAAAGCGGCGCGCAAGGAAATCGCGGCGTCGGAAACCGAACCCAAGGGGTACGTGATCGAGGTGGAGGACGCCGAGGTCGACAAAGCAACAGAGGGGGAGGTCGCGAACGATCTCCGCACGATCAGTACTCGCGCGTTTCTGGCAGAGGCAAAAAAGGACGACCCGGACCCGGTGAAAGCGATGTCCGGCTCGATCAATGCTGGCGCGTTCAATTCCATCAATGCGCTGGCGCTCGCGGCTGGCGGGCACGCCCTCGTTGATCGCAGTGTTGTGGACGTTCTCGGGATTGCGGGAGCGGCCGAGGTTCTTGCGCGTCGTCTCAGAAACGACCTTTCGCCCGCCGAATGCAAGCAAATTGCGGAAGGGATGGAAGATTTCCATCTTAACACCTATCCCACGATGTCCAGTGAGGCCATCAAACGCGCACAGGAACTCCGGGCGCACGCCGCCGAAATGGAACTCGGTACAGCGGAGACCGGCGATGACATTGTGGCGCTTCAAGAAATCAACCGGCGTCGCGGGGAAGCCATCGATGAGGCCAAAAAGGTGTTGGGTCAGGCGATGGGAGAAATGGAAGCGAACGCCGCTCTCGTGCTGGCGATGCAGGGCGGCAAATCTGACAAGCCGCTTCAAGTGTCGCTCGGGCATGCGACGGTGGAAGAGGCAATTCGCCAATGCCGCGCCATCGGCTTGCAGCGCGGCGATTACTCGATTGATGCCGCGGGCGGCAATCGCGTGCTCACTGTTACACCGGAAGGCATGGATCGCCTTGCCGAGCCAGTGAGCCGCGCCGACCTCGGTCAAGTGAAGCGCAACCTCGAAATCATCAACGGCAAGTACGACGAAGAGAATTGGGTTCCTCCCGGCGTTGCTGCGCGGCCGGACCTCACTCTGCATCCAGAACCCGGCGTCGCGGCGCAATTCGCCGAACCGTTCAAGCCCGGTGACGATCTCGCGCAAAGCATCACGGAATATGCTGGCGCGCGAGCCGCGGACGGAGACGCGGCCGCGGACATTATCGCGGACCTGCAAGCGGCCGACACCATTCAGAAAACCGGCCGGCCGGAAGAGTATCTCGATGCGCTCAACAAAATCCTGCCGCTTTGGGATGAGGGCGGCAAGATGGTCCCGCCTGAACGGCTGCAACCGGCGCTCGATAAGATGGCGGACGATTTCGTGCGCTCGCGGTATGGCGAGGAGCGCACGCCAATCCAGCGGCAGTCATTCGAGATCAACGAGACGTCGACCGAGGCGCTCCACCGCGCGCTTGCGTCGGAACCGGCAGGCGTCGCCGCGTACAAGCCGATTGGGGAACTGTCGCCACAAGATCAGGCTGGCCTCCGTCAGTTTTTCGCTGAACACGTAGCTCGCGAATCCGCCGACATGCGAGCAATGCGCGAGGAATTGGACAAGCTCAAATCCGCACAGCCTGAGCGCAAGGTCGAAGATATGTTCGGGGAAATGGTGGACAACCCGGAATGGTCCGCCTGGCGCAATCGCAAAGACGATCTCTCGGCCCAAATCAACGCCGCAACGCTCTCGTGGCCGAAATATGTAGAGGCGATGCACGGGCCAGTGAACGCCTATGCGGCGGTACAGGACTTGGTGCGCTCGCGCGTCTCTGGCGAGTTCGCGAAAGCATACAACACACTCAATCCCAAGGCCCCGCTGAAAACCGGACGCGTGTCTATCCGCAACAACCTGAACCATCTTGATGCGGTTGACCCGAAGGCGCGGGAAGCTCGCCTCGCGAAAGAGCGGGCCATGGTCGACCGCCTTCGTAACCGCACGTCCGGCAAATACGCTCCCGGCTCCGTCCGGCACAAGCTCGACGCGGCGCGAGCGCAAGAGGCTGGTTTCGATGCGGCGCAAATGGGATTTTTCGCCACATCGGATGCGGCGAATGAGGCCCGCCCGCTCGAAGCTGATGAGCGCGTCACCATCGGGCATGAGGCGGAGAACAAGATTGCGGCGATGATGCCGGTGGTCGGCCGGAATTTCCGGCCGGGCGAGCCGGTGAAGCTGATCACGCCGGAGTTTAGCGGCGGCAAGAACGCGGCTCGGCAGCGAGCAATCAAGTACATCGAGGCCAATAAGCGCGCCGTTCTCTCGTTCGGGACAGGCAGCGGCAAGACGCTGATCGGCATGGCCGGGTTCACAAATCTGAAAGAGAAGGGCAAAGCCAAGCGGGGCCTCTTCCTCGTGCCATCCATCGTGCAAGGCCAGTACAACGGCGATGCGCTCCGGTTCCTCAAACCCGGCACATACAAGTGGCACGCGCGGCCAGGCGCATCGCGGGAGGAGCGCATTGCCGCGTACAAGGATCAATCCAACGATTTCTCCGTGATGACGCACCAAGCGTTCCGCGATGACATGGTTCACCTCGGCGCAAAGCAAGCCGGGCTGTCGGAACACGACATGGCGGCAAAACTCGCTGCGATGTCGCGGGAGGAAAGAAAGTTGTGGCTCCGCGGCGTCATGCGCGCCGAAGGGATCAATTACGACTATCTCAATGTCGATGAGGGTCACAACACGCTCAATCGGGCTGGCAAGGAGGATTCGGAACTCGCCAACGTGATCGACGCGCTTTCGGACACGACGCCTTACTACGTCAACGCCTCCGCCGACCCGGTAAAGAATGACGCCTCGGAAGCATTCTCGCTGCTCCAAAAGATGGACCCGGCACGATACACCGACCGCGATGCGTTTATGCGGCGGTACGGGCCTGACACGATTGCGGCACGGGACGGCCTGCGCCGCGAACTCGCGCGGTTCCAATATCCATCAAAGATCGATCCAGACATCACGGCCACGCGGAGCGAGCACAAGGTCGAACTCTCCGACGAACAAAAGGCGGCCCTCGCCGATGTCGAAAAGACAGTGGCGAACATCCGCCTCGCGCGCATGCGCGGTGAGGTGGATGTTCCCGGCCTGAAAAAGTTGAACCCGGCCGGGTTCGAGGGGGTGCCGGCAGAAGAGCACGAACGCGTTGCCAAGGAATTGCAGAAGAGCCTCGGAATCACCAAAGACGCCGCAATCCGCAACATCATCAACAACGGCGGAGCCAAGGTCGACGCGATTGCCAAGCTCGTTGCTGAGCGGCCGGGCAAGCCAGCGGTGATCTTTGCTCACTCGCTCGATGCCGTCGAACAGATCGCAAAGCGGCTCGCAAACGACGGTCATTCTGTCGTCAGCATCACGGGTAAAGATGGCTCGAAAGCGAAAGCGCACAAAGGTCAAATGTTTAACCCGGACGCCGGGGCCGCAAAGGCAGACTATCTCGTGGCGAGCGATGCCGCGGCGACTGGTTTGAATGCCCAACGCGGTCAATACGTGATCAACACGGACACTCCCGACACGGCAAAGACGCACGCCCAACGCAACGGCCGCGTCGACCGCATCGGGCAGAAGCACGACGTGGAATTGATTGATCTGGTCGCGAACCATCCTGACGAAGATCGCGCTCGACGCCGGCTGCGGGACAAGTACGCGCTCCGCGACCTTATGACGACGCCGATGGAGAGTCTCGACGATACGGGGCTGGCCTATTTCCTGCGCAAACGCTCTGTGGAACACGAACAGGCGGGGGCAACATGAGATATGATCTGCGTCTCGGCGATTGCATGGATGTCATGCCGTTGCTGCCGGAAAACTCGATTGACTCCTGCGTCACGGACCCGCCGTACCATTTGACATCTATTGTCAAGCGGTTCGGCGGCGCGAACGCGGCTCCTGCGAAATTCGGTACGGACGGAGCGTTCGCGCGGGCGAGCGCCGGGTTCATGGGAAAGCAGTGGGACGGCGGAGACATCGCGTTTCGGCCCGAAACGTGGGCCGCCGTTCTGAGGATCCTGAAACCCGGTGCCAACTTGGTCGCGTTCTCTGCAACCCGCCGATACCACCGCATGGCGTGCGCGATCGAGGATGCCGGGTTCGAGATTCTCGACCAAATTGCGTGGGCCTACGGCTCCGGCATGCCGAAATCCCACTCTGCCGGCGAAGGGCGTGGGACCGCGCTCAAACCCGCGTGGGAGCCTATCGTATGGGCGCGCAAGCCGCTTTCTGAGCGCACCATCATGTCGAACATCCGCAAGTGGGGCACGGGGTTCATTATGATCGATGGGTGCCGCGTGCCCGTGTCCGATGCGGACGCGCGCGATGTCGGCCGCGAGATCACACGCAATGTGCGACCGGAAGATGGGTGGGGCTTCAATTCCAAGTCCGTCGAAGAGAATGTAGCCGTGCTGACGCCGAAGGGGCGCTGGCCTGCCAATTTCATTCACGACGGCAGCGATGAGGTGCTGGCGCTCTTCCCGGCCGCCGCGGGCCAGCAAGCGCCTGTCTATGGTAACGAGCCGAGCGCGAGCACGGGGGCGGTCTACCGCGCGTACAAAAAGCGAGCGGCCGCGACACCTCATGATTTCGGCGGCTCCGCGGCCAGATTCTTCTATTGCGCCAAGGCGTCAAAGCAGGATCGCGAGGAGGGCTGCGAACACCTGCCGTACGCGGTGCTCGCACGCTCGAACCTCGCACAGTCGCAAGAGGCGAATGGCGACGTGATCGAAGAGGGCGGGGAAGGGTTCAATGCGGCTCGCAAGCGCCGAAACAATCACCCGACAGTGAAGCCGACGCCGCTCATGGCTTACCTCTGCCGGCTTATGACGCCTCCGGGCGGCATCGTGCTCGACCCCTTCATGGGGAGTGGCTCCACGGGCAAGGGCGCAATGCTCGCAGGGCTGCGCTTTACCGGCATTGAGCGTGATGGGGACTATATGAAGATCGCGACCGCGCGCGTGGAGTTCGGTGCCCGCAAGTATGACCGTGACACCGCGCAAGGGAGTCTCCTGGCGGCATGAAAGAAGACCTTTCGGGCGCGCTCGCTGAACTCGCTGGCCTGTCAATGCGCCAGAAGCGGGCCGAGCACAGCATCGCAAATGCCGCGGCTGCGCGCCGCGAGGAGATTGACGGCAATCTCGCCAAACTGCGCTCACGCGCCCTGACGGACGCGGCCGCGGCCGAGGAGTATCAGGCGCTCGTCTTGGAGCGCGGCCGCCTTGATCGCGTGCTCGCAAAGCCGGATTAGCTGCCTTGGCGTGATTCACCACGCCGCAATTTTCTCTCAAAATCAGTCGTGACGGTACGGTTCGGCGCATGAACGACGCCGAACTTTTGGCTGCCGCACCCGACACGATCAGCATTGCTGGCGTGTTCAAAGCGACGCCCCGAACCGAGGGCGGCAAACGCTTTTTGTTCTGTGAGGCGTCCAACGAGGGTACGGACCTTCAAAACGAAACCATCGTCGCCAAGGCGTTGCAGGAGTCGGCCGACTATTACCTCCGCTACGGCAATGTGGACATCGAGCATTTCACCAAAATCGGGCCGCGGCTCGGCATTCCCGATTCCGCTACCTACGAGATTGGTCAGCCGAAAGAGGTACGCCCGAGCGGCAACCAGACCTTCGTCAAATGTGAAATCTATAGCGGAAACGGCCCGGCCGCCGAAAAGGCGAACCAGTTTTGGTCGTCTCTGACCGATTGTCACCCTCCCGCTCGCTGGTACGCGAGCGTTGGCGGGCAAGCCCTTAACAAGGCTGTTGAAGTCGATCCGAAAACGCAGTCCCGCCGCGTGATCATCAAGAGTTTGCGCTGGCACAACATCGGCATGTCCAAAACTCCGGTGAACCAGCACGTAGACGCGTGCGCGACGGTTCCCGTTGGTGCGTTCGCCAAGTGTTGGACGCCAGGCGGCTTCGACATCACCAAGGCGCTGACGGCTGGTTACGGTACAGATTCCGCCGCGCTCACTGGTGGCGGCTCGCTGCGCGAGCAATCGCTGCAAGGCAAGCCGCTCAATTATTTCGATTACCGCGAGCAAATCTCGAAAGCAATTCGTGACGGCAAACTCGGAACGCCGTGCGCGCAATCGATCAAAGAGTTTTCGGAGAGGGCGTTCGGCATGGGGCCGGATGAAGCCGCCGAACACACCGAGCGATTCATGCTCGACCTCAGAAACCGAATCAAAAGGGGAACGTAATGACTGCAAACACCGAGAATACGGCGGCGAAGCCCGATTTCGACAAGCTGATTGAAGAGATCGCCGGCAAAGCAACCGATGTCAGCAAGGCGCTGCCCGCTGGCGACAAGGCTGGCGACGGCAAGATCGCTGCCGCGGCCGCGGAGGGCAAAGCCGACGCGGACGCCGACGAAGAGGCCGAAGAAGAGGACGACGAGGTCGGCAAGTCATTCGAGGTCACTTTCGAGGACGGCACAAAAGGTACGGCCGTCGATGGCACTGCGCTCTTCAAGGCGCTGTCCGAGCGTGCGGAGAAAGCCGAAACGGCTCTCGGTAACGTCTGGACCGTCGTGAAATCTCTGCAGGCAGAGGTCGCAACGCTGCGCGCTGCTCCGAAGCCACGCAAGAGCGTCGTGCATATCAACGAAAAGCCTGCCGCAACCGAGGTCAGCAAGGCGAACGACACGGGCATGGACCCGTCCACGTTCCTCGCGAAGGCGCTCGAAGCGAATCTCGCCGGCAAGGTGAGCGGCGTCGAACTCACGAAAGCGGAGAACGCCATCAACAAGGGCGCACAGCCCGACGCCGATTTCGTGCGGCGCGTTCTCGCGTAATCACGAAAAGAACGAAACGTAAACAAAAAGCAATCGCCGGACGAAACGCCGGGGTGTGAAGAAGGGGAAAAGTACATGTTGATCCAGTTGCCTAACGTACAGGCTGGCGGCGCTCCGGTTGTCGGTGGCTCTACCGCTGCCGAAATGGGGATGGACGCAATCAGCGAACTCCAGAAGGCGTTGACCGCGGGCTACGGCACCGACGTTTCGACGCTGACTGGCGGCGCTGCGCTGCGCGTCCAGTCTCTCGAAAAGACGCTGCTCTCCACCATTCAGGAGAACAAGCATTTCCGTCTTTTCAACAAGTTCACGAAGACCAACGCAATCGCGACCGTCGATGAATGGACGGAACAGAGCGGAGTTGGCGGGTTTCCCGGTGGCTCGACGAACTCGGAAACGGGTGCAATCGCGCAGACTCAGGGCACGTACGCCAGACGCGTCGGCCTGGTCAAGTACCTCATGACTCAGCGTCAGGTGTCGCTTGTCCAGACCTTGCAGGGCGCAATCGCCGACTCCGAGGCAGTCGAACAGCGCAACGGTGCGCTGCAGCTTCTGACGGACGCCGAGTACCTCTCGTTCGAGGGTGACTCGACCGTGAACCCGTTGGAGTTTGACGGCATCTATGCGCAGATGAAGGCGGGTGTTGCTGCCGGTCAGGTTCCGGCCGCCAACATCGTCGACATCCGCGCGGCCGCGCTCAATGGCATCGCCCCGGTGAACTCCGCGGCCGCCACGATTGCCGGGTTCGGAAACTTTGGTACGCCGACCGACATCTTTTGCAGTCAGGGCGTGCAGGCGGATTTCGACACGAAGCTCGATCCCGCCTTCCGTGTTCCGCTGCCGGATGTTGGCGCGGGCGGCCTGAGCCTCGGCGCTCCGGTCCGTGGCATTCGCACCTCGTGGGGTGACATTGCCAACCAGCCGGACGTTTTCATCCGTGAGGACTTGCAGTTGCAGCCGTTCGAGGTTCTGTACCCGACGATTGCGACCGCCAACGCCGCGCAGACTCCCGCAAACGTGGCCGCCGCGCAGTCGGCGGACGCTGCCTCGCTGTTCGCGAACAGCGACAACAGCGCGGGCCTGTACTACTACGGCGTCGCGGGCGTGAACTCTTCCGGTGGGTCGCCGATGTTCCAGGTGGCTGCACAGCAGAACGTCGTGGCGGGCAACAAGGTGGTGCTCACCATCACCCGCTCGGCCGGCGCGCAGGAAACCGGGTACATCATCTACCGCTCGGCGAAGGGCGGCGGAAACGTGATCGCCGGTTCCGGTCCTGCCGGTTGGGGTTCGGACTACCGTGAGGTTGCGCGCATCGCAGTTGCGGGCGCGACCACGACGTGGACGGACTACAACAGTGACATCGCGGGTACGACCAAGGCGTACATCCTCAACATGTCGCCTGGCGCGCTGGCGATTTCGTGGCGGCAGCTTCTGCCGATGCTGAAATTCCAGCTTTACCCGACGAACTCCGCCATCATCCCGTGGGCGCAGCTTCTGTTCGGCTACCTCCGCATCGGCAAGCGGCGTCACCACTCGGTGATCAAGAACATCCTGCCGACTGCTCAGGTGTGGCGTCCGTACGGCGTGGGAACGTAAGCACAAACAAGCGGTGAAGAAAGCCGGGGAGTGGCGAGGTTGTAGCCGACACTCCCCGGCAAATTTTGAAGGACATCCAATGCCGAAATTTCACGTAATCTGCTCGCATCCGAACGCGGGCGACAACATCAACGGCTTCGCCTTCGAGAAGCACAAGAATCGCAAACGGACCGTTGAACCTGTCGATGAGGCGGGTGCCGCACAGTTCCGCGACAGCGAGCATTTCGAGGTCGTCGCGATCGAGGAGCCGCCGAAGAAAAAGGCCGGCGAGCGCAAAGAAGAAACTCCTCCGCCTCCTCCGCCTGCCGATGGCGAGAAGACAGAGGGCGCGGCACAGACCGCACTCGTGTAACCGTCCAACGGATAGGGGAAAGACATGGACGCTGGTTTTACAAATGCCGCACAGTTGCGGGACATGCTCAACCGCTCTTCGCCTGCCGCATCGCACGCGAAAATCGGTAGCGTGCTGACAGACATCATCACGTATTCGAGCTATACCATGCTCAGCAAGGCCGGCCTCGTCATTCATGGCGCGGGTTCGACACTTGTCAAAGCTGGCAGCGCGTTTGCTGCGCTGGTAAACGGGACGATCATCCGTAAGGCGGCCAACACCGACATGGCCGCGCTCTCGGGCACCATCGCCAACGGCCAGAGTGGCGCGTTCTCGTTCTTCATCAATAGCTCGGGCACGCTGTCAAGCCAGTTCGGCGGCGCAAAGTCGAATCACGATGCCGCTATCGCTTCCTCCTCGCTGCTTGCCACTCTTTCGAGCGGGCTGGTGATGATCGGAATCGTTGTGGTGGATAATGCGAGTGGCTCGAATTTCGTTGGCGGCACAACCGCTCTCGATACTGCGGGTCTCACGGTCACGTACTACGACATCATCGACAGCCCAACGGCTGTCGGAGCACTCGGCACGCGCTAAGCGTGACGCGAGTATAGACCAAGCGCGCGGGCGGCCGGGTGCCTCCCGCGCGTTCTCTTTTGAGGGCGCGCGATGAGCATTTTCGAGGGCAGTGACGTTACCGCGTTCCGCGCGGACCGGCTCGCCCCGGTACAGGCGATGTATTTCCCGAAGGCGACGTTCTCCGACGACTACATTTTGCAGCAAATTCAGGCGGCCGAACAGGAAATCGCGATCTCGCTCAAGGTTTTCTTCGAGGAGACGCATGTGTTCTCTGGCGGCAACGACCCGACAGATGAGCAAATCGCCGCTCTGAATGGCGAGCCGTGGACGGTAGAGCCTGGCTACGATTACGACGCCGATTTTTTCCGTGACGAACGGTGGGGCTACATCGTCACGCGGCATATCCCGATTATCAGCGTTACGTCGATCAACATGGTCTATCCGAACCCGACAAGCACGGTGTTCGCGATTCCAAACGACTGGCTGCGCCTCGATAAAAAGTACGGTCATATCCGGCTTGTACCCGCGTCCTCGCAATTCGTCGCGCCGCTCGGCGCATTCCTGATGCAGGCCCTCGGCGGCGGCTCGCAAATCCCGGCCATGATCCAAGTCGAATACGACGCCGGCTTGGGGATCACTGACAGCACGGGCATTGGCGCAACCGAAAACTGGCCGCATCTGATCGATGTCATTTACAAAAAGGCCCTGCTCAAAATCATGCAGGGTATCTATCAGCCTAGCTCCGTCTCCGGCTCGGTTGACGGCATGTCACAATCACTCGCGTTCAAGATTTCCGATTACCAGGAGCAAATTGATTTCGCGCTCTTTGGGCCAAAGGGATCGAACGGCGGCCTGTGGACAAAGATTCACGGCGCCGGCGCGGGCATGATCGGGATGATCGCGTAATGGATTTTTCCGTCGATTTCTTCAACGGGATGATCAACAACATGCAGGCGTTCGGTTGGCGGTCTGCGTCGGCGTGCCCGTGCGTGGACCCGACAACCGGCGCGTCGAAGCCGAATTGCCCTGTGTGCAAAGGCAAGGGGCGCATTTGGGCGGACGAGGTGACGTGCTTCGCTGGCATGCAGAACATGCGGAACGATAAAGCCTTCGCTCAGTTCGGGACGTGGGAGCAAGGCGACGCGTTGTTTACTGTCGGCTCTGACTCACCAATGTATGCGGCCGCTCAATATGACCGCATTCGCGCGCTCTACGCCACGGTGTCATTCTCGCTCGTGATCGAGCCGGGCGCGAATGACAAGCTGACCGGAACGATCAAAAGTATCTCGGCCGTGTTTTGGCTCGACCCAACGGGAACGCAAATCATTCAGGGATCCATCCCAACGGTCAACGCGGACGGAAGCCTGTCATGGACGACAGGGCAAACAGCGCCTCCGGCTGATACGGCGTACACCGTGACGGGCGTCAAGTACCTCGAATTTTACGTTTACACGCATCTGCCGTCGACGCGGAACAACAATCAGGGCGCGTCGCTGCCGGTGAAATTTCTCGCGCGACGGTTCGATCTTTACGGAGGCCGCTAAGCGGCCGCGAGGTCAGCCTGCAAGGCGCGCTCGAAAATCCGGGGCGCATCGGATTGCAAGCCATCGGCAATACCCTTGGCGATGTAGAGGCCGGGTTTCGGCGCGACGATCCACTTGTCTGTCTGCCACTCGCCCATGATGCGGAACGTGAGATAGTTCGAGTATCTGCCTGATTTTCCGCTTTCCGCATTGAAGCGGTACATGTTGGAATAGATGTCAGTCGCGTGGTGCGGCTTCATCTTCGGCGCGAGACCTTCCGGCAGCCGGCCGCCCCACTGGTATTTGCGCTGCGGGACCATGACGCCACGGGCCGACAAGCGCTTTCCCATGCCGGTCACGCGCGACGGTGCCAGGCTCTTCGCCTCCTCGTAAATGTGCTTCGGCATGGGGCGGCCGAACTCTCCGCCCGTCGACGCCGGGTTCGCGTGCCGCATTGGGATGATGAGATAAAGCTGGCCCTTCTTGTTGCGCCGGACCTTGTTGCTGGTATTCAGCAACACTTTGAGGTCGCGCGCGGGGCGGCCAGTCTCGATGTCCTCGACGTAGCGGTACGTCGCACTGATTGTGGCGGAGTACGGTCCCGTCATGCGGTAGCTGATCGAGTCTGCGTACATCTGCGCCTCTGTCCGCCAGAGTTTCGCGCGAAACGCCGCCTCGCGCCATCGCTGTGCGCCAACGGCCGCGACCTTATCGACAGCGGAAGATAGATTTTGAAAGACGGCCGCCTCGACCGCGCCAGAAATGGCGGTCAGGTGTGCGAGATCAACGCTTACTTTTAGCGTTGTCATTGAGGGTGAACGTGTGAATGGGAGTGCGGGAGTTTACGTCGTATCTGCATGCGATTTCGACTGCCTCCCGAGCGCACGCGCCAGCGGCCAGCGCGCCCATAGCGATCATCGCGCCGGTTCCGATGGCATTGATGCCGGCGTTCACCTCCCAAAGGCCAACATCGTATTCCTGATCGGTGTAGTCCGTTGCCGTCGCGATCTTGAACACGCGGCCATTCGAGAAGACCATCAGACCAAGGAAATCGATTTTGAACCTTTGGAGGCGGGAGCGGCTCGGGAGCTTCGCTGGCGATTTCACACCGGACAGGAATTTGATGATGTCGCGGGCGTCGTTGTCTCCTGCCTGGCCGAGGAGCGCCCCGTTCGGGAGACGCGTGATCTTGTTTTGCAGCGTGTCAACAGCGTTTTCATAGCTCCAACACGAGTCGCATGCCATCGTTTTTCCGTCCCATGCGACCGTCGTCATTTGCGTCTCCCCGCCTCTCGTCCGGGGGCGAAATTACAGTCACGCCGCCTTGTCGGTTTTTGCCGCGTTCCAGCGGGCTTTTCTGGCGGCTTCGTTGGCAGAAATGGCCGCCGCGAGCGCGCCAGGGTTCGCTTTGAGAAATTCGTGCAGATAGCCTTGCGCGTTGAACAGGAGGCCGCAGATGGCGAAAACCAGCCCCTCACCAATGGTGAGGCCGCGGTGGTGCTTCCACCAATCAAAGAAATGCCGCCAGCCTGATTTCATGTAGACTGGCTGCGGAATGCCGCGCTGCCAGTTGTCGCTATCGCGCAGCGTGCCGTCAGCGAGGTGCCGGTTAAAGTGCATGTATGCCCCAAAGGCTTCGAGCACGAGCGGGGACATGAATCCCTCGTAATCGTATTTCCCGGTCTCTGCGTTGCGGTTTGCGCCGGTATTGAAGGTTCTGATTTGTCCTGTTTCCGTGCTCATGAGTCTTCCCGTTAGATAAAGGCGCAGTGCTGTTCCAAATCCCACGCGCAATAGCGCGCGATGTGGTCGGAAATTGCTGGCGATAGAGGCGGCGGCGGATTGCCGATGTGGTTTTTTCTCAGTGTCGGCGACAAGCCCCACTCAGTCATGTGCTCGCGCAGATTCTCGAATTTGAGTACCAGCGTTCCAAGGTCCGGCCGAAGATAGTCGTACTGACTGCACTTGTTTTCTGGCGCGCCGTTAATTCGGCACATGATGGGCCTGTAGATGTGGGTTCCAACGAGATCGTGAGCCTTGGTGAATGGCGCATCGTTGTGGAGCAACCAAGTCTCGAACCCGCAGCGAGTTTGTTCTTGGATACGCCGGGCCTCGTCGATGTCCTTTGTGTGTGCGCTCTCGGTGAATTGCTGCATGAACCGGAAGAGGCTCCACAGCCGCATCAGCGGGTGCCGCACGAAGCCGACGCGCTGCCATCGATCATAGCCGCGCGGGCATCCGTCCGCCTCCATGTGGCGGTAAAGCAGCATTGACCGCGGATAGACCCGATGCAGTTCTCGGTACAGCGACCCACTCCCGGTGCGCGGCACCAGAATGAATACCTTTTGCAGTTCAGGAACGATGATCACGCCCTGAACTCCCCGTCGATGATGTTGATGAGTGACCGCTTGCCGTTCGCGTAAATGGTGCAGTCGGTGTGAAGCCATGAACTCGGCGCGCCCGTGTTGTATTCGAGGGCGAGAAGCGAGTTCGTTCCTACGCGATAGGCTCCATCCTTGATCTCGGGCGCGTGGCCGTGCCCGGTGATGGTTTTGACGCCGATGCGCGAGTAGCTCTTGACGGTTCCGCGCGCGCCGTTCGCGCCCTTGTCGCCATGGAAGCCAACCTCGATCCCCTTGATTGTGAAGCTCTGGCCGCGATGCAGGAACGTGGCCTGACCGGAGGTTTTCAGCCAGCGCCTTCCCCAATAGGCGAACGGGTCAATCGTGCTCGCGCCGGATTCTGTCCATCGCGCTCCCTCCGCCATCGCGGCGAACGTCTGCGCCCAAAAGATGCAGTTGCGAGGATCCTGACGTGGATCGGTCTCCTCGATCCATCGAGCAAGCGCGTCAGGATGGTTTGATGGCACGAAGATGTTGCGGACGTACGCTGGCGTCACGCTGTCCACGTAGGCGAACGTCTCGCGGAGCATCTTCTCCACGTCGTCGCGGCCCGTGACGTGCTTGACCAGGTTGACGAACACGCGGCCGCGGTGGTGGTGGTTGCGGCTGTAGAAATCGTGAACGTCGTGCCAAACGAGATATTTGGGTTTGAGCGCCTCGACCAGACCGCCAGGCCCGAACGTCGCGGCCGCCACGCGCTTGTCGATGAACTCGACGTGGCTGTCGCCCATGACAAGGGCCTCGCATGGCGCATGCCGCGTGTTTTCGCCGTCGTACTCCGTCGTGAAATCGATGAAGGAGCCGTTCCGCGTGGCGTTAAGCTGGCGGACGTGGAATTTCTTGCCAGAAACCTCGACCGCTGTTGCGGCGAACGAATGGTGGTGCTCGGCCTGCTTGCCGGCTTTGGACTCGATGTAGTTTTTGACGGTGACCGCGCCAGTTGAAAGCAGGAGTTTCGGCAAGCGCGACTGCGGAGCGGGAACCGATTTCAATTCGATCTTCGGATGCCCGATGATGGCGGAGTTTCCGCCGCTGATTGTCTCGTACCCTTGGAGCGGTGCCGTAGCGGTCGGTTGCGTTTTGATGTCCGAAAGCAACACAAGGTTGTCATTCAGTTGCGTGCGGCGGTCCAGAAGGTGCGGCGCAAGTTCCGACGCCCACCAATCGTCGTGCTCCGCCTTCTCGCTCCACATCGAGGTGGGATTCTTGTAGCGGTATGGAATGACAATGAGTTGGGCGCGGCGCTCCTTGCAGTAGGTGAGGAGGCTCGCGAAGAACGCTTTGTTGATCGGCGTGGCGTTCTGCGCCGCCGTCACCACGTAACGCTTGCGCTCTGCCGTTTTAACGCTCGCGTAGAGGCGATCCGCGGCTACCCTGTCGATACCCTTGCTTTGGTCCGATGCGTGCTGCACGGGCTTCGTGCCGTGCCAGCGGCACGGATTTTTGCCGTCGCCTCCATGCTGGTATCTCTGGACGCCGCGCGCGTGTCCGGCTCGAACCACGGGGCCGCCGCATTTGGGGCAGAGCGGCCCCTGTCGCTTTCGCTTCGTCATGGGGCCGGATGAGACAACACACGTCTGCCGACAGCCTTACCGAAGATTCTGAGGTGGTGAGAATCACAACGGCGTCGTGACGGCAGTCTGCCGCCATGATCAACGCCGCCGTGCCGCTCCCGGTCGGGACTGCCGTCAAGGTGCTATTCAGCCCGCCCGCTGGCACGGCAGAGGTGCGAATCCTCCGCAAGCTCACGCGGACCTTCACGGGGTACGACGACCCGGACGCGTTTGTGGTGCTCGATGGCGACGCCGCGTCGACATCGGTGATCGATTACCAAAACTTGTCAAATGGCACCCTGTACTACTACGCCGAATACGATCTCGACCCGGCCGCATGGTGGACGCTCGCGAACATCGTCTCGGCGACCCCGAACTCCCAATTCACAGACTTGTCGGAAGACGTCGCAAGCGTCATGCGCTCGCGCCTCGAAGATGGGCTGCGCGCCTATGTGGAGGCGGGAACGCTCACCCACGACAACGACTACATCCCGGTCTATTCCGCGCCGCCGCTTTTTGAAAACGCCAAGTGGCCGTGCGTCACCGTGCATGTTTCTGGCGACTCGTCAGAGGTTCGCGGGATCGGCGAAGACCTCTCTGGTGACTATTTCGACCCGATTTTCCGCACGTTTCATGCCGATGAGGGCTGGCTCTCGCGCGTTCGCCTGACTCTCATCGCCTGGTCGCAGAATCCGAACGAACGCGCCGTGCTTCGGCGCGCATTGAAGGCGGTCGTGATTGGCAATTTGCCAGTCTTTGAAAGCCTCGGCTGCGAAACAATCGATTTCTCGATCTCCAACCAAGAGGATTTCGAGACCTTTTCCAGTCCCGTCTATCAGGCCGTTGGCGAGTTCTCCTGCCTCGCTCCGAGCGTGATCGATTTCGCGGACGGTACGCCAATTTCCGACGTGACGGTAACAGCAACGGAGACGTGAAGGGGTTGAACTATGTCGAATGAAACCGAAGCGGCGAAGCCGGCCGCTCCACTGAATACGGGCGTTGTCCCGGTTTCCGCTGGCGGGCCAACGCCCGTCGCGGAGAAGCCAGCGGAAGCAGAGCCGCGGATTTCGATTACCGATTTTTGCCGCGCCCAATCGCACGCGGACAAGCGAGTGGAGTTGCTCAAGGGCTTCTACCACTACGAGACGGTCGGCAAGCGCACGTACGACACACGCACAAACTACGCCGCGCGCTACGCGGCCTTCATCAATCTGCCAGCGTAACGGGGGGGGTAACCAATGACTGCGGGCATTTTCTACAACGGGCAGCAATACACCACGCCCCAAGTTTTGAGCGCGGTGAATGACTCTGCCATGTCTCCGGCAAACCAGAACGTCGGTACAAAGCTCGTTCTGGTCGGCACGGCCAAGGACGGCCAGCCTGGCGTCGAAACCGAGGTATCCAGCCCGGCGCAGGCGCAATCCATCTTCATCAGCGGCGACCTCGTTGACGCTTGCCGCGCGGCCTTCAATCCATCCGACGACGATGATGTCGGCGCGCCGAGCACGATTTCCTGTATCCGGGTCGTGAAAAACCAAAAGGCCGGCTACGGGCCGACTGCAATCCTTGGCCTGTCGTGGACCTCTGGCACGGTCACCGTGCAAGTCGCCTCGACCTCGAACATGACGAATGGCGATCAGGTAACCATCGCCGGTTGTACGCCCTCCGGCTACAATGGCTCCGGCCTCGTCGTCACCGTGGTCGATCCCACGCACTTTTCATATCCACTGGCCTCGAACCCTGGCGCTGCAACGGTGCTCGGCACGTACCAGTGCTTCGGCGATCTCGTGCAGGCGTCCACGATGCTCAAGGACGGCGCGGGCAACAACGCGATCAGCGTCCAGGCGCAGTCGTGGGGTCGCGGCAACAACATGTCGATCTCGGTCGCGAACGGCAGCAAGAACGGCTACCTCGTCACGGTGGCCCTCGGCGCGGTGTCCTACTCTCAGGACAACATTCACCGCAACCTGTTTACGATCCAATACAGTGGCGGGGCTGCATCCGCACAAATGACGATCAGCAACGCTACGCTGACGCTGTATGCGCCGTCTGGAACGCAGATTTTGCAGCTTACGCTCGCGAATTTCAACCGCATCGACGACATGTGCGCGTACATCAACGCCAATGCGGTCGGCTTTGCCGCGACTCCGGTCAATGGCTACGCCGGGCAGGCGGTGCTTAACAACCTCGACAAGTGTACGACTGTCGACGTCAAGACCGGCCTCTACACCGCGACGGGCAACATTCAGGCGGTCGTTGACTACCTGAACAGCGCCTATTCGCCGCTCACCACGAACGCGCAAAACCTGTTCGGCGTTCAGGGCAACCTTGCGGTCGTGACCAACACGCCGTTCTCGGGCGAGATCGTGCAGAGTCCGGTGAATGGCGACTGGTCCAACGCATTCACGCTCATGCAGACCATCCTTGATTGTCGGTGGCTGTGCGCTCTTTCGAGCAGCGGCACAATCGGGGCGATGGCGGACGCGCACGCGCAGTACATGTCCACCATCGGGCGGTCCGAGCGGCGCAATTTCTTCGGCATGGCGAGCGGCACCACGGATGACCAGGCCCTCGCACAGGCGCTTCTCTTCAACAGCGACCGCACGGGCCTGATTTATCAGAGCTACATGGACTATCCGGTCGGCGCTGGCAACGGCAAGAGCAAGCAGCTTAACACCTACGCGCCGTACATTCTGGCAGCCCTCGTTGCTGGCGGGTTCGCTGGCGCGGGGCCGGGCACTCCGCTCACCGGCAAGTCGCTGATCGTGCGCGGCCTTGCTCCGACTCTGCATCACGACGGAACTTCCGGGCAACTCCGGGTTCCGTCCGACACGGACGCCCTGATCAACGGCGGCGTGTTCTGTGTCGTGCAGACGCCGGACGGCTTCGAGGTGGTTCAGAGCGTCAGTACGTGGCTGAACGATAACAGCTACGACAAGGTTGAAATCTCGACCGGCTCCGCACTGGACTACGTGCTGCTTTCGTGGCGCGCGGCGCTCAAACCTCTCATCGGCAAGAAGGGGACGCCGGATGTTCTGGCACAGGCAATCTCGATCTCCGAGACGTGCCTGAACGGCCTCGCCGTGCCGGAGCCGAACGGACCTGGCGTGCTCGCGGGCGACTCCACGAACCCGCCGTTCCAGAACCTCAGCGCGACGCTCGTTGGCGATGTGATCGCGGTGACGGGACAAGTCTCGCCAGTCATTCCGGTCAACTACGTGACGGTCACTGTGTACGCCGTTCCGTACTCTGGCTCGGCCAGCGCGTAAGGGGGCGCATAGTCAATGCAAGTCAATCTGAAAACTCGTAGCGGCAACCGAACGCTCGTTACGTTCGACGGCAAGCAGTACGGGCTTATCCAGTCCGTCCGCATGAACGACGATTACGCGCCGGAAATGGCAAGCGGCGTCGGCGACATCCACGCACAGGAATACGTGCCGACCGTGGCGCGGCACACGATCTCTGTCTCCAAGATGATCCTCAACAAGGAACTCATGGTGAAGGATGGCATCTTCGCTGAGAACGGGGACGAGGTGCTGCAGGGACTGGTATTCGATTTCGTCGTACAGGACAAGGATAGCGGAGACGTTCTCCGTACCTATGTCGGCTGCTCCTACGCCTCCGGCGATGTCGAAATCACCAAGCATCAAATCGTCATGGCGAATGGCACCTTCTACGCGCTCGACGCGCGCGGGACGGGCGTCTAAACTCCTTTCATTTGCGGTGCAATCTTGGAGCGGGCCTTCGGGTCCGCTCTTTTTTTGTCCAGTTTTTCAGCGAAAAAACTGGTCGTGACGGCACGCTCGCCGCATGATGAAACAATCTGCAAGCGATTTCGTGGTCGACGTTGAAGGCGTCGGCACGTTCCGGTTCGCGCAAAAGAACCTCCGAATCCAGGCGATGATCGAGGCCGAGTATTCGCGGCTGACCGAGGGCCTGAACGACGTGCCGGAGTATTTCCAGCACCTCGCGTCCGTCATGGCCGAACTCAAGGTGCTCGCTGTAGAGGTGCCGGAAGGTTGGGACATCGACGCGATGGACCCGGAAACCGACGAAACGTATCAACGCCTTTGGACGGTTTGGGGCGCGCTTCGCGATAAGCGGGCCGCGTTTCGAGCGGGAACTCAAAAGCCGGGCGCGGGAGCAGGGAAAGCGGCTTAAAGGCACGCTCGAATTTTGGTTCCGCCGCAAGTACAACCTCGCGCCCAACGATCCACTCTTCCTCGAAGCAACACTTGAGGAAATGCTGACGGATTTCTACGCCCACTATTACACCGAAAATCCGAACGGTGAGGAGTGGGTCGACGACGATTTCGAGGCGGAGTTGGAGGAGTTTCAGCGTGAGTGCGCTGACGGCACTGCGCCGCGCGTGACGCCATGATCTCGGCATGACGCAAAAAATCGACATCGACGTTGGCGCAAACACGTCCGGCGCGAATGCGAACATCCGGCAGCTTGACAGCGCCGCAAAGTCTGCCGCGTCGTCGATGGAGCGCAATGCCAAGGCGGCGGAGAAGCTCGCCTCGGCAATGAAACAGGTGGAGCGATCCGCCGAGACTCTCAAAAGCGTCAAAAACATCTTGGAGCGGGAGAAGCGCAAGCCGTTCTCCGACGATGATGTAAAAAAATTCCTCGATAATTGGGATCGCATGCGGAAGAGCCGCTCCATTGGCTCTCAGCGCGTGCGCCAGTTCGATGATTTCCCCGAGTGGTATCGCGGGCACACCGGCACTTTCCAGAATGCGTCGGACGCTCGTGCGCATCGTATGCGCATGATCCAAGTTGGGTTGCAGGGCACGGCTTATGCCGCGCAGTACGGCGAACCTCCGGTGGAGGAGGAGCCGCCAGGACCGCAGCCGTGGTGGAGGCGCACGATGGGCCGCGTGGCCGGGCGTGCGCCGTCTATGGCGATGTCGATGGTCGGTTCCACGCTTGCACTCGCCGGCATTGGTGCTGTCGGCTCGATGGTCGGTAAGGCGAACGAACTCTATTCCGACGAAGCAATCAGCATCAACACGCTGCGCCGCCGCATGGGCGATCTCGGCGAGAGTTTCGACAAACTGCAAGCGCAAACGCGCGCCGCAACTGGCGGCCTGGCAGTGACGTATGTGGAGTCCGCCAAGCTCGCAAACGAGTACGTGCGCGTGAGCGGCGGCCGCGGCGGCATCCGCGGGCTGCGCCAAGGATTGGGCCTGTCTGCCGCGTTCGGCATCGACAACGCTTCCGGCGTCGATTTCATGGCGACAATGCAGCGCCTTGGCGTCACAGGCGGCCGCGACAACGAGAACCGCCGCCTCGCGAACATGATCGCGGACGCAATCAAGAAGGGCGGCTATCCGGCCAAGGCGGATGAGATGATCTCCGCCGTACAGAGCTTCGCTATCACGGCCGCGCGAATGTCGCTCTCGACGCCCAATGTAGAGGGCTACGCGAGCGAGTTGGCCGCACTCACCGGCACGAAGCGCCCCGGAATGACGCCCGGCGACACGGCGTCGATGCTCGCGACTGCTGACGCCGCGCAGCGCCAGGGCGGCGCGTTCGGCGAGGCCAGCATGAATTTGAGCATGCGTGCCTTCCAGCAACAATTCGGAATCCGCGATCCGTTCGCCTCGAAAGCCCTGTGGCAACAGGGCCTCTTTGGCACGCCGCAACGCGCGTTTGGCGCTGGCGGTCCGTTTGCCGGATGGGTGGGCCGGGGGAAATTCAGCAATCAGACCGTCTTGCAGGCTGTCCGGCAGCAAATCAAACGCGAGGCTGGCGGCAACGACGAATTGGCAACCGAGTTCGCATCAAACCAGTGGGGTGTCCCACTCGCGTTCGCGCGGCAGCTTATGACCGCCGACCCGGCCAAGCTGTCCAAGAGCGAGCGCGACAAGATCGAGGACAAGTTCAACCAGTATCAGGATCCGGGGCAGGCGATCCTGAAATCGACCAAGGACATCACCGACGAGTTGACGCGGCTCGGCGGCAACATCACGCCCATCCTGAATAGGATCAAAGAGTCTGTAGAGGCTCTCGCGCAACATTTGGCACCAGAAGAGTACAAGGCGCAGTTGCGTTACGAACAAGAGGCGAAAACCGATTTTATCAAAAAGTACAAGTCGCGGCGAGACATCGGCTTGTCGGCTGACACAAACCTCCGCGTCGGGGCAATTCTTGGCCTCAATCCAGACGTGCCGAAGCTCGACGACGCAATCAAGATGGGGAGCGCCCGCTTTGACGCGTCGGTGAAGGCCGGAAACCCGTCGAAGCTCGACGACCTCTTTCCCTATTTCGACAACCCATGGTGGGCCGAGAGTGGGAGCGTACAGAACGACTATTCCAATGCGGTGCGTCAAGGAATCGAGAAGCACATGCGGGATGTCGGTTTCGACGCGCATGGCAACAGGATTGGCGGCGGGAGCGGGAGCGGAAGCGGCGGCCCCGCGACCTCCGGCACTCGATCTGCCATTCAGAAGGCCGCGCGCGCGCTCGTTGACAAGTATGCGGCGAAATATGCCGCGCGTGCGGGAATGTCTGTTGCCGATTTTACCAAATTGGCCGAAGCGCAGGCGATGCAGGAATCCTCCATGGGCCTGCGCACGACTAGCCCGACTGGCGTCCATGGAATCATGCAAGTGACCCGTCGCACGGCTCGCGGATACGGTTTGAACCGCGACATCCCTGACGAAAACGTGAATGCCGGGCTGCACTACCTCGCGGACCTCATTCACTCAAAGGGGAGGATTCACGACGCCCTCATGGCTTACAACGGCGGCGGCGATCCGTTGTACGCCGACAAGATTTTGAAGCACGTCAAATTCTCGCACGAGGTCAACCTTAACATGGTCGATTCGCGTGGCGTGCCGCTGAACCGGGTGTCTCTGCAAAGTTTCAATCCTGGTGGCGCGAGTGGCTACGCTCCGCTGCCAGCCTTCAACATGGGGTTGGGCGCAGATGGCGGTTAAGGTTTTTGAGCCGCAAATTTCGGTGGTGCTCAAGAAGAACATTGGGCGCGCTACCGTCTCCGGCAACATCGCGGCGTCGCAGCGGTTTCAGGGTTCCGCGCGCACCGTCGACCTCACACCGTACATCGGTGAGTTCGGGCAAGTCGTCACGCGTAAATCGGTGCGCGAACCGTGCGGCATGTTCTCGGTCGTACTCGCAGACAAGCTCGATCTCGATTCAATGGACTCGCTCTACGGCGTAATCGAGCCGCTCGATGTCATTGAAATCCGCATGGCGCGCGATGCGACGCTTTACTCCGGCCTCGGAACGCCGGCCGGGCTGCCGCTGATGATGAGGGGGCTTGTCACGAACGTAACCCGCGGGGAAACCATCGGCTCTGCCGGTGGGCCGCAGCGGACGGTGACGGTCTCCGGTCAGGACTACGGCAAACTCCTGCAAATGTGTCAGATTGTGTACCTGCCGAACCATGTTCTCGGTCAGGACTTGCTCACCTATTTCAAGCTGTTCGTGAACTACGGGATCAGCACGGACGCCAATCTGGACGCCTCCGAGTTCATTCAACAGTTGGTGGAAGGGCCAGTTCAGCAATTCATCGACAACATGCAAACGAGCGGAGGCTCGAATGGCGCGCAATCACCAATCGTCAGCTTCGCGGTCGACGCGACCGTGCAAAACGCCATCGTTTCGCCGTTCGGCACCAACGCGTGGGCCGGTGGCTCGATCTACGACCTCATGCGATACTTTGGCGACCTCTTCCAGAATGAATTGTATGTAGAGGATCGGGAGGACGCTCCGTACGTCGTGTACCGCCCCATGCCATACAAAGACCCGACAGGGGCTTGGATTCAGCCAGTCACCAATCCTCCTATTGTCAACCCGATTTTCGATGATGCGCTGGTCTCGCTCAATGTCACTCGCTCTGACGCTGGTGTCTATAACTATTATTGGGTTGACGCGCAGCAATACAGCATGACCGATCCCGTGCTCTTCCGTGCCGCGGCGCAGCAACAGGATGTCTCGGATTTCTACCTCCACGACTATCCGAACTCGACGGACACTCTGTACGGACTCCGCATGCTGCAAGTGCAATCTCAGCAAGGCCCACGTATCGACGGCAAAAAGCAGGGCGATTACGACACGGGCAACCAGAACGTCCTCGACTATATGATTGCCAAACGCAAGCTGCTCGCGAACCTCAATCGGGACAACGTGGTCTTTGAGAAGGGTGCGGCCGAATTGCGCGGCGACGAAACGATCAAGGCCGGCACCATCCTGCAAATCAATCGCGGCGGTCAAAATGGCGGCGGCCTGAACTCGGAATACTATGTGCCGGCCGTGACGCATACCTACTTGCCGTTCCGCACCTATCGGACTACGGCCGAATTGGACCGCGGTACAGGGTTTATTCAACGCATTGAGGAGGGCAGTGGATCGGCAAGCCCGTACCTCACCGAAATGGCGGCGGCGGGTGTCTATGCTTGAGTTTGCGAAGGTCTGTGGCGTTCATAACGGCGCGAATGCCGTTGATCTCCTGATGCTCCGAAACGGGCAAGCAATCCCGATGGTGCAGTGCATGTGCGATCTCTCGGGAACGGATTTCGGCGAATCCGGCCTGGTAGCCCCAACCGTAACCGATCCGAACAACGAGTACGATCCGCAAGCATCGGGGAACCGCGACATCATCGCGTGTGTCGGATTCGTCGGGAAGCGCCCAATCGTCCTTGGGTTTGTGTACCCCCAAGTCTGCCAGATGCTCTTTGACGAGTCGGTATTCAGTGCGCGCATCAAGCGCGATCCGAGTGACGTTTACTGCTACACCGACGACAATGGAAATTTCGAGTTCTATCACCCGAGCGGAACATACCTCCGCATCGCGACGGATACCACGCACAAGGATTTGACTGGCCTCGATCTCGACGGCAAGTGGAAGATTTCAAAGAACACCTCGGCTGCCGTGCATGTCCATTTGGAGGTTCACAACGGCGGCGCGACAAAAGCCACGGTCGACATCGACCCGAGCGGCAACATCACAAGCACGAATGCCGGCAATCTCACCGCGACCGTGAATGGCAGCGGTGGTGCGACCATCACCACCCCGAACGGGCAAATCAACCTGAATGGGGTAACAATCGACAAGAACGGCAACATCAACGGTCCGGGCACAGTTACGGCCGCTGGTGAGGGGACGTTCAACGGCGGCCACACCGTCAGCCATCACACGCACGGTGGCGTACAAACTGGCGGCGGCACGACCGGCCTCCCGACAGGGTAATCAGGCGCTCGGCCGCTGTCGGTTCGCCATACTGAAAACGGCCACGAACACGCCGATAAGCAAGCCGATAACCGCGCCGTGGAATCCGGCGACGACAGCGCCGCCAATGGCGAGAATGAGGCCAAGGATGACTGATGGCACGCCCGGCACCTTGGCGGCCTTCATTATGAGCCAGCAGAAACCGAATACGGCTGCGGCTACGGCCGCGAATATGCAGAGCACGTAGATGGGCGCGCCAATGTCGGAATTGATAAACCACTCGAACATGCTGCTCACCGAGTTACGACGGAACGTGACGCTACCGTCGTCGCATGATTCCGTCCACTCAAAAATCGTGGTATCGGCCTATTAGCTTCGTCATGGATAACGGCCTGACGGGTGAAATTTCCTCATTTCAGCTTAACATTCGACCAGAAGATTTGACGCGCTCGGACCCGTCGCGTCTGACAGTCCAACAGACTCTCGGCAATTCGGCGTTCGTTGACAATTTCGGCCCCGGCCTCGCAACTATCGTCATTTCCGGGCACACGGGGTGGCGCGGGACGGAAAGCGCCGATGGCGTTGCGCTTTTTCAGCAGTTGCAGCAATTCGTCTATTACCAGTGGCACGCCTTGCGCGACCAGGCGCGCGCGGCCGGGCAGGATCCGAACAGCGTCAAGCTGATCTTCGCCGATGCTCTCGATGGCTTCGCCTCAATCGTAGCGCCAAACCAATTCATCTTGAAGCGGAGCCGGGCGCGCCCGCTCCTGATGATGTACCAGATCACGTTGACGGTTCTCGCGTCAGAACTCGACGCCGCGCTCGCTGGCGACAGCGAGGACGATTTCAGCCAGTTCGACTCGCTCCTGTCGCAAGATCAGTCAACGCTCGGCCTCGAAAGCCTGCAGGGGAGTTACGACCTGATCTCTGGCCTGAGTGCCGGCGATCTCGCGAGCGGCAGCCTTTTCGATCCCCTGGCGCAGTTTCTGGAAACAGCGGTTACGACGCTCAACACCGGCATTGGCGTGATCAAATCCACGGCTGGCCCGTTGGTAGGCTCCGCCGCTGATTTGATGGGCCTTGTGGCCGACGTTTCGCGCGCCGGGCGTAACGCGCTCTACACCCTCGGGGCCATCGCGAACCCGAGCGATTACGGCTCGCAAGCCGAGTTGATGGGGGCGGCGTCGGCCTTCGACAACGCGTACTGCGTTGTTACCAACGTCTTTTCTGGCATGAAAACGAACCCTGATTTCACCGATGTGTACGGCGCATCCTCGTGCTCGTCCACGTCTGGCGGCTCGCCGATTAGCCCGCTGATCAATGAAAACGCATTCGAGACCATCACGCCGGAGCCTACGACGCTGGCCGCGGTGACGACCGACGCGCAGTCCGCGCTCGATACGCTGAAAATCACGGACCCTGCAACGCTGCCAATGGATGCCGATGACCTCGCGTACATGCTCTCCACCGCGGCGGCCGGGATTTCGTTCCCGTAATGGCTATCAATCTCAATAGGCCGCTGCGCGGCTTCCGCTTCGTCCAAACGCAAGTCGGCGACACCTTGCAAAAGGTCGCCGCGCGTGAGCTTGGCGATGTGTCGCAATGGCCGAGCCTCATTTACATCAACAACCTCGTTTACCCGTACCTCACTGACGACGAGACACAGGCAACCGAGCAAGTGATTCTGAATGGCGGTACTATCATGGTGCCGTCTGCCGCGCTGCTCATGCCGCTCGCGGCGACCGCGGACACCGCCCTTGGCACCGACATTGCCCTGCAAAACGGCAGACTGTCGGGTGACGGCATGGGTGATTTCGCTGTTGTCTCCGGCAGCGACAATTACGAGCAAGCTGTCAGTACAAAGTTGGTAACGCGCCAGGGGCGGATGCTCTGGTATCCGAGCTACGGCAGTCGCCTCCGAAAGCTCATCGGCAGCGTGAATGGGCCGACCGCGGGTCTGCTCGCGCGGTCTTATGCGTCGGCCACAATCCTTTCTGATCAAAGGACAGTTTCGGTCGGCAAGATTTCAGTGACCGTACAGGGGGCGGCAATCAATGTCTCTGCGAGCGCCGTGACGGTAAACGGGTCGGTAGATGTCGACGTGAGCGCGTAATGGCCTTCCAGATCAAGAATTTCCCCTCCATCGTGGCCTCGATGGTCAACCGCATGAAGGCGGGGACCACGAAGATCACGGATTTTTCGGTGGGATCGATCGCGCGCACCCTTGTTGAAGCGCCCGCGAACGAAATCGACCAGTGTTACCAGCAAGTGATGAACGGGCTGCTCGAAGCCATCCCGGTCGCGACATACAACACGTTCAATTTCGCCGCGCTCGTTGCGATGGCGGCAAGCGGCCTTATCGGCGTCAATATCACGGCGCAGGCTACGGATACGCTCATTCCTGCGGGAACCGTGTTCCAGTACACGGGCGGCTCCGTTACCTACACCTCCGCGGCCGATGTCACCATCCCCGCTGGCAATACCAACGGCAACGTGCTTGTCGGGGCGAGTGCGACGGGGCCTGTTGGCAACATCCCCGCTGGTACGAGCTTCACTCCCACAACTCCCATTACCGGATTCACCTCGGCGTCGAACGCGGCGGCCTTTGTGAACGGCCGCGACGCCGAGACGGACGCGCAGCGCAAGCAGCGGTTTCAGGCTTACATTAAGTCCCTCGCGCGCGCGACCGTGGCTGGCCTGATCTATGGGTGCAGCACGGCCGTCTTGCTCGATCAGACCGGCTCCGTTAGCGAGCAAGTGCTTTCGGCGTCAGTCAACGACACAATCGGCACGGTCACGGTGTACGTCCACAACGGCACCAATACGGTCGCCTCTTCGGCGCTCCTCACCCAAGTTACCAACATCCTGCTTGGTTACATCGACCCAAACACGGGCCAAAAGGTTCCGGGGTACAAAGCGGCAGGCGTCAATCTGGTCGTGAGCGCCGCGACGTCGACGAACCTCAACGTCACGGCCAACGTCTCGGCGCTGCCGGGATACGATTCGTCCGTTCTTGCGCCGCTCGTGCAAACCGCGATTACCAACTACATCCTCAGCCTCGGCATTGGTGACACCTTCGAGTGCTCACAAGCTGTGTTCCTCGCGAAGAGCATCAAGGGTGTGGACAATTACACCATGTCCGCACCGACGACGGACCAGACAACGAACTTTTCGCACAAGCTGATGCCGGGAACCATCGCGATCACGGGCATCTAACCGATGCTGCTCACGCAAACACTCCTCTCATTCCTGACGGAAGCGTTCTGGACCGATCCAGATTTCTTCAATGCGCTGATCGTTATTTTTGTCGGCGCTGCCGGCTCGTCCATGACGTGGACGGTCTCGGACGGCTTTCTGACAACCGCGATCACTACTGGCAGCACCACCGTTCCCGGCCTCACCATCGATTTGAGCCAGTACACGATTGCTGGCTTGGCCGATTATATCGCTGCGCAGCCAGGCTACTCTGTCACCTACGTCGACGGAACGGACAACGCAACCCTCGGCGCGCTGGTTCTCCTGGATTCGTCGGGCGGCAGCGGCCAGCCGATGTTGGGGTACACCAACCTCCTGTACGCCTACCTCGAAGCGCAAGCCTACGAGCTTGAACAGTTGCAGGATACGATTGCGGCCGCGCCGGCGCAGTTGAGCATCTTGGACAACGGGAATCCGTCTGCCAGCGGGTTTTTTCTCGACACACTCGGCTCGTACTACGGAAACATCGGCCGCAAGAGCGCAACGGAAAGCGACACGCACTACGCGAACCGCATGATGGCGTCCATCGTCAACCAGAATTGCAACAATCTGGCAATGGAACTCGCCATCACACGATTTACCAATCAGGATACGACCGTAGCCGATGTCACGACGACGGTTGGAGGGGCAACGTATAACGGTGCGAACACCTATAACGGAGCCATCAATTACAATAGCGTCGTCACATACTCGTACAATCAGTTTGACGTAACCTATAGCTATGATTTCAGCGACGGTGCGGACCCAAGCTATGTCCAGCACGTCGTCACCGACATCATCAACGCATGCCGGGCCGCGGGCAATCTGCTCCGCAACCTCAATTATGTTTCGCCGTGACGTGACGGCACGCTCGGGCCATGTTTAATATCACCGAAACCACCAATTACGACGCCCACGTTCAAGGCGTGGACACGACGGACCCGGTTACTGGCGGCGTTTCCGGCCCGGCCAACGCCGGCCTCACGAATCTCGCGAACCGGACAAACTGGCTCAATGCGCAGTTGACGGCGCTCCAATCGTCGGCTGCGCCGCTGAACTCGCCGTTCTTCACAGGCACTCCGAAGGGACCAAACCCGGCCACAGGCGACTCCTCACAGAAGCTCGCGACGACCAGCTTCGTTGCGAACGCGGCAGGCGGTGTAGTCACCGTGCCGATTACAAACGGCACCAACACTCTCACGGCAGCGCAATACGGGTGCAAGGTAATCATCCTGACCGGCGCGCTTACCGCTTCCACAAACGTCGCCTTCCCAAATTCCGGCGATTGGGAGGTGATCAATCGCTGCACCGGGACGAACAGCGTCACACTCAAAACCGCGACTGGCTCCGGCTACATCCTTGCTGGCGGCCGCGCGGCGCGCGTTTCCGCGGACGGAACGAATGTCGGGGCTGGCAATACGGACCCGGCAACGCTGGTCAACGCGAGCGAGAACGGTTCCGGCTCGTACACGGCGCTGCAAAGCGACCACAATACCACGATCATTTTCACGGCCGGCACGACCCTCACACTTAACCCGAACAATCTGTCTGCCGGGTGGATGGCGACGTTCTCAATTCCGGCCACGGTCGGCGGAACCCTGACGATCAATCCCAACCCCAGTGCCACGCTCGATGGCGTTTCGTCACGCGCCGGCATGGGGGGCACCGCTGTCACGATCTATTTCGACGGCTCGAACTTTACGACTATCCGCGGAACGTACATCTATACCATGACAGTTGCCGCTGGCGCTTGGTCGAACTCGTCAATGGTCTCGTTCACGCACGGCCTTGGGCTGGTTGCGGCGAGCGCCATGATCGCGCTCACAGCGACATGCACATCGCCTCAGTCTTTCCAGATCGGCGAGACAGTTACGGTTGGCCTCATGGTCGATTCCTCGAATGCGGGTGCGACCGTGAAATTGGGCAACGGTACGACCGCCAACGACATCATCATCGGCAGCGCCGGCATTCCGGTTGGCAAGAACGCGTTGACATTCGGGCAGCAACTTATCCTGCTCCCGGCCGATTGGAGCCTGACGCTCACCATCGAAACGCGGTGAGCGTCGTGACGCCATAAAGGCGTCATGGTTATCACGGCTGCGCTCCTCTCCTCCGTGGCGAAATGCCCGATTGATCGCGTGCGCGCCTATGTTGCGCCGCTCAATTCGGCAATGGCGGAGTTCGACATCACAACGCCCTATCGGCGCGCCGCCTTCATTGCGGAAGCGGCGTACGAGAGCGAGTGGTTCTCTGTTGTGGAGGAGAACCTTCGCTACTCGGCCGCGGCGCTCCTGCGGGCCTTCCCGTCTCATTTCACACCGGGCGACGTTCCGCACTACGCGGATTTCCCGGAGCGCATCGCGAATCGCGTCTATGCGAACCGGATGGGGAATGGAAACGAGGCAAGCGGAGACGGATGGCGCTACCGCGGCCGGGGCCTCCTGCAAATTACCGGCCGCGGAGAATATGCGGCTTGCGGCGTCAACCTCGGGCTGCCGCTCGTAGCGGATCCTGACTTGCTCCTGCAGCCCGGCAACGCGGCGCGGAGTGCGGCCTGGTACTGGTGGTCAAATCACCTGAACACGCTGGCCGATCTCGGAAAATTCGCCGCAATCACCCTGCGTATCAACGGCGGGGAGGGCGGGGAAGCGGAGCGCGCCGACTGCTGGCACCGCGCCTTGCAGGCGTGCGGCGTCTCTGGCGTACAACGACTGATGGACGGGAGCGCGTAAAATGGTCATGCAGGGTATTCGCGATTACGGGGCTGAGATCGCGGCGGGGCAATCCGAACATGCCGCCATCAAACACGCGTGGGTGCTGTGGGGCGGCGGCGGAGTGAGTTCAATGTTCATGTGGGTGAACGGTCACATTACGCAGATTCAGGGATGGGTCTCACTCGGTGTGACCATCATCGGTGCCGTGTTCTCGGTTTACGGCGCTGTAATGAAGGCGCGCGTGGCGCGTCATTTGAGGGGAAAGTGATGGGTACAATCGTTGCCGCGCTGATTTCGGCTGCCGTGTCGGTGGCGCAATGGCTGTTCGGCGGCAAACAGCAAGCGGCCGGCGTCGCACAGGGAACGGCGGAAGCGCAGCGCGACATTGCGAACGCGAACGCCGCAACGGAAGCCAACATCGCAAAGGCCGAAGCAAACGCGCCAAAGACGGACGACGAGGCGCTGAAACGATTGGAGGCGGGTAATGCGTAAGCTCGGAATTATCGCTCTGTGCGTGGCTGTGTGTGGCTGCGCGGCCCTGTCCGGCAACCCGGCTCCCGTTCCCGCGCCTGTTACGATCAATCTGCACGCGACGTGCATTCCGACACAGGACTGGTCAAGGGCTGACCAGGCCAAGCTCGCCAAGGCGCTGATCGCCGCAAAGTCTCCGGTGATCATGCGAATGGAAAAGGACTGGCAGGCGATGCGCGACGCCGCGCGGGCCTGCGCGAAAAGCTGAGACTGAAACGGCGCGGTTGACAGCCGCGCCGTTTCTCGGTCTTCCAAGGGAGTTTTCAACAAATGAGCCGGAAAATTACCCTCCGGCCGGGTTCTGCGGCTGGCCTACAGACTGGCCGGTCGCGAGCTTGTAAACGCCGACGCCGAACTCCGTGGCGAGATTGATCGCGGACGTAACGCCCTGCTGTTCGAGCGAATAGCCCAACGTCTGCGCCTTCTGACCAAGTTGCGTGATCACCTGTGAGCGGCCTTCGCTCGTGCTGAGTTTGCCGCTCAGGATGTCCTTGCCGACAGTGGTGGCTGCCGCGACCGCGAACGGCGCAAGCTGGCTGAACAGATTGTCGAACGCTTCGACGACCTCCGGCTCGATCGCGAGCGCCTCTTCCTTCACATCATTCCAGATTACCGCGGCCTCGGCCGTGACTGCTGTTTCCGCGGCACTGATCTCGCCTTCGACCCACTTGATGGCGTTCGCGAAGAACCCCGTGGTGGCCGGCGTCGATCCGGCCGTTGTTGTGGTACCTGTCAAGCTACTCTCCTTTGCGCCCGGAAACGTCGGCGCGTTGCAGTGGTTTTCCAGCCATGTTTCCGTTGCCGAACTAGGCTGCTTTCTTCGATCCGTAGTCACTCGTTGACGCGTACTCGTTTTCCTTCGCCCACTTTTTCAGTCCGTCGCGTGGGTACAGGATGCGATTGCCAACCTTCAGATACGGTGGGCCGTACTTGCGGTCGTCACTGCGCCAGCGTTGGAGTGTGCGGACTGTGATGCTTCCGCGAAACTCCTCCTCGACCTCCTGTGGAGTGAGGTACTCCGTGGTGCGTTCGACCATTTAGAATACGTCACCGTCTCCCTGCTGTGCGGCACCCTCCGCCTTCTGAGGCTGCTCCTTGGCCTTTGTTTTCGCGCCCTTCGATGCCGATGCGTCCGGCTTAGCTTCGGTTGCCGCTGTGAGAGCCGCCGCAAGGCCGCCCTTGTTCGCTTCATCGCTCGGGAACACCTCGGACACGGCGGACGCGCCGTCCTTGATCGCGGTGAATGCTGAGCGGAGAGTTACGAGGTCATCGCCCGTGATCTGATCGAACGGCTTGCCGATCTTCTTCTCGATCATGGCGACGTTGACACCGTAGCGGGTGAACTCGGCGAGCATCCTGCGGCTGCGCTCCGCAACGGTTGCCTTGTCGCCCGAGCGCAGCGTCTTCCGGCACTCGTCTTCGGCGAGCCGCACGTACCACTTGGGAAGGATCGCCAGGATGCGCGCACGCAAGCGCCGGCTTCCCATGTTGGCGGTCAATTCGTAGATGTCACGCTGCTGCGAGAGTGCGCGGCCGCCGCTCTTAGTGTCGCGGATGTGGCGCACGGTGAAATTCTGGACGGATTCGGTGTTCGTCTCCTTGTCCCACGCGTAAGCGCGCATTTCGCTCACGCCGTCTTTCTGGCTGAGTTCGACAAGGCCGGACTCGATGTTGCCCCAACACCGCGCCAGTTCTTCGGCGAGCCTGATCGACGGGCCTGTAACGGTCTCGCCGCGGCTGAACTCGTAGAATGCCTCCTCCGCCAGCGACAACTCCTGACATGCGCGGATGATCTTCTGCGTTGCCGCGTGCTCGTTGCGCGGGAACGCAATCGCCATCTTGATCTTCGTCATAACCTCGGCTTCGGCGCGGGCCTGTTCGACCGCGACGGTGCCGGCGTTGACGTGTTCCGCGAGCGAGCGGCCCGGTGCCATGGGCGCGACCGAGCGCGACTGCTCGTACGCCTCGACGGGCGGTCCGGGCGGAATTACTTGTACGTTATCTTCCAGCATGATTTCCCCTTCGGTTGATACTCTCCCGCGCCATCCGCGCGGCTTCGATGAGTCTGTTGGCGAACTGGTCGGCTTCATCCGGCAGCATGCAAAACTGCATCCCGCCAATTTCCGGCCTTATGACGACCTCTTTGACGCCGAGCGCGGTTGGGCGAAGATCAAGGTTGAACATCAAGCGGCCGTCGCGAACGCCTCAAGCCCGGCCTCGATAATCTTCCGCTGAAACTCTGCGCCGCGCTCGCCGGCACCTTCGAGTTTTGCGACGATGGCGGCGCGCTTCTTCGCGTGTACGGCAAACGCCTTTTCCCGCGCCGTCGATGCCAGACCCTCCGCCTTTTGGAACGTGTCCTTGATTTCCACCAAGTCGTCCGTCAGCCGTTGCTTGCGTTCCGCGATCTCCTCGTGGAGGGCTGCGATCTGCGCTTCGAGTGCGGCTACCTCCTCGGTCGCGGCCGCGTGCAATTTCTCCTGGTCGGCCAGCATTGCTTCGCGCATGCCATCCAATTTGGAGTCGATGCGGACAAGCTCCTTCTCGCGCGCATCATTGAGCGCGGCGAGTTGCGCCAGTAGCGCGAGGTACGCCACTCCGGCCGGGTTGTTGACGACGAGTTTCATCAATGGACACTCCCAATTCGCCGTTTGTGCCACGGCGGAAACCTCAGCGGTTTCGTTGTGATCGAGTGGTCAGGCCAAGCGCCTGTGCGGTAGCACTCGGCGATGGTTTCGAGGTCTCGGCGCGCCTGTTCGAGGCCGCCGATGAAATCTTCCGGCTGCAAGTCGTAGATTCCGATAACGTACGGATATTCGGACTCGACAGCGATGAATTTGAATTGGTGTACCTGTTCGCGGGTCGCGAGGTTCACCACGTAGGGATACCAAGCGCCCTGCACGTCGTAGCGGAACTCCGACGCTGATCTACCGAAACCTTCCTCGGAAGCATCCACGGTTCGTTTGAGGTCGACCATGACGCCAGTCTTGCGGTGGAAAATGTCCGGCCTGGCACGAACCATCAGCCCGGTCGCAGGATCCTCAGCGAAATAGGAGGACTCGATGTCGGCACCGTTGATCAGCGCCATTGCCTCGGGGCAGCGCCGAACGGCGTC